ATCCGTCTGGACTCTCAAGGTAAACCCCTTCACAGGGACATGCCGAGTGCGTTGGTTCAAGACCCCATCAGCAGAGTACACGTTCAAAACCCGCAAGCGTGACATCCTAGCATTGATGATCGCAGGGGACAGGTCCTTGGGACAATGGGTGAACTGTCACCAATTCGGTTGAATGGCAGTGCCCTGCGCCTATACTGTTCACATGAACAACCAACTCCCCAAGCACATGCAAGACCGTTACGAGACACGCGACGGGTTCATCATCAAGAAGGGCGAGACCGATCCCGTCATCTTCGCTGCCATGGAATCGATCAAGGCAGAGATGCTGCGAGAGGCAGCATACCGCAAGGACGTGCGCGAGGGTCGCATCCCTGCCCCCAGTGGACAGTGGGGCGTCTGGAACATCAGCGACCGCGACTGATCGCCCCAGCGTCTATAATTTCATCAACGACAGGCACACAGACATGCGCCCGAAACAACTCCCCACCAACCACACCTTCGCCACCAAGACCAAGAAGGGCAAGCAGGTTGGCAAGCAACCCAAGGGTGAGGGCGTCATCTATTTCATGGTGTCTGCCAGCAACGCCATCACAGCAGACGACAGCGAGTGGGTCGCAGTCAAGGTCGGTCTGGCATCAGGTGGAGAGGCAGAGGCATTCAAGGTGCTAGGCAACCACCGCACCAGCAACGACGGCGACACATACTTCCATGCCCTGCTGACCGTGTGCAACGTGGGCAAGGCAGAGGCATCACTGCACAGCACCCTACAGGAGATGGGATACAGCACCCTCCATGGTATGGACCACAGCATCCCCGATGCCTACCGCAAGTTCTACACACAGCAGCAGGGTGGAGGCGAGTGGTTCGTGCTGCCCCTGTCTGTGTTGGAGGCAGTCATCGCTGATGCCAAGCAGACCATGCGTGAACCCCACGTATGGGCAGACGGTTGGATCGGTCAGTCCCACGCCAACGCACCCGTGAAATTCCACTACGACTCTGAGGGTATGCCACGCTGTGAGATGCAGGGTCGCATGGGTCGCCCAGTGGAGGAGAATGCTCTCGCCTTCGCCTATGCCTACCGCACACTGACAGGGTTTGCGCCTGAGGGTTGCTGCCTCGCCTGACAGTATATCACACCTCGGGCAGTGGTTTGGGTTCGCCCCCGCCCCCTTTGGGTCGCCAAGCGGGTTCAAAAAAGGTATACTTCCCTAACCTACAAAAGTATCCAGACGACCGATAAATATTATGGTATAATCGGTTAGGGAAAACCCCCGAAATAAAAAAATTCGCCCAGAAAAAATTATGTCTGAAATGATCGAGAGAGAAGTCGTCCTATCAAACATCAACGATCCTCTGAGGCAGGACCCTCAGTTCCAACTCGCAGTACAAGAGAAGCAGATCAACAAGATGGCAGAGATCATCGAAGAGATGGCAGTACGCTTGGTGTCACTTGAGAAGAAAGTGATGGACATGGATGAGGAAGCGAGATTTCCCGAGAGTGCTTTTGGTGACTACCCAGAGGTAAGTGGAAAGCTCAATGCCTAATAATAACTACGAAGAGATTCTAAACAACTTCGATGCATTCTGCGACCAGTTCGAGATGGCTGCAGCGAAGAGATTTGCGGGACTGGATAATGACTCAAGACAACCAATTGACCATGCAGAAGTTCAACGAGCAACTCCAAGAGCTGCAAAAGAGGTTGACGATGGTGGAGACGAGGGTATCACAATTAGAACGCCCCCAATTGATGTACAAGCCACCCCAATGCCAGAACTACAAGACGATAGCGGAGACGCTTGACGATCTACATAACGCTGTAAGGGAATTGCAAGATGGCAGTACTAGAGAATAATGGGTTCACAGTAGGTCCATGGCCTCTTCCTGCTACTCTCAAACGATCAGATATTCTGGGTAATTTGTTTATCCCAGGATCTCTGATTCCTCCTGCGTATGAATTAAGACCGATTCCATATGAAAAGATGGGTGAGGCACTTGCAAGTGGTGATATTTCTACACTAGAGGACTATGTTGCACCATATGCAACATATACTTTGAATGCCAAAGCAATACCATCAACACCCGATGAAGTTATTCTTAGTTGTTCATTTAAACCTCCAGCATGGGCAGAGGCATTAGGAATATTCAGTGATGATATAAGACCATTCAAGGTAATTGTAGAAGAACCCAATGATGGTTCTGATGCTAGCAGAACTGCTTCGGAAGATCCTGTAATAATCGAACCTCCGTTAGGTGGACTATGGGATGCACCAGGATCTGAGGAACCGTATATTAAAGCATTAGATTCAGGACCTACTGCAACTCTCATAGGATATTACACTGAGAAAGCATTTTATGATCGTGAATGGTATTTGAGGTTTTCTAATTGTATTGCAAGGTTTAGTTATCTTGGGATACAATATATAAAAACTGAAGATGTTCCTCAAGGTATACCATTAGATCTTCAGGAACTTTTTAGTGATCCTAAGATAGCAAGACCTTTACCAAGTCCTATTAAGTATGATAACTGGTATCCTACAACGAAAGCAGATGCTCAAGCATTTGACTCTCCGCAGATGCCACCGTATTTTGACATGTGTGACGGTATTATATCTTATAAAGCAACAGAGATTAGAAAACTAAGGTATTACTATATTGTTTTCATTGAATCTCTGATAGGAGGAGCAACCACACCTACATTAACATGGTTCCCATGTTTTATGACGGTACAGTATAATTCTAAGTTTGCTCAGCAACGTTTAGAAGCTGCTATTGCTGCAACACAAGTTGCTGATAGAAAACTTCTTCCATTACCAATACCTACGAATGCTTAGTACGACCCCAGCACTATCCTCTCCACTTGATATGACCACAGGTCATGGACCATGGTCTCCTGTGGGTTATATACCGATTGTTCCTACGCCCCCTGGTGCAGATAAAGTAGTACCTACTGGTGCTAGTCCGAATGTTATTATTAATGGCAGAAATGTTCATAACGTTGGTAATGTCACGTTACCACACTTTGGATTTCTCCCAGCACCACCCGACCTGCACTCTGACAGTATCTCCACGGGTTCACCAACGGTGATGGTCAATGGCACACCCATGGCAGTGATTGGGAGCCTTCTGGGGTCTCCTGTAGGTCCTGCAGGCATGGTTGCAGGTCAGGGAGCATTGACCGTAGTTGTTGACAGTAAAGGTCCAGTACCTGTATAATATACTAGTAATTCATTTGAGATTATGGCAAAGGCAAAAGTTGGTTTGATGGGCGACAAGATGATTGAGTCCATCCCCAAGAAGAGTCGTCAAGGCAAAGGAAAGCATACGAAACTTTCCGCAACTAGTCGTAACGGCGCAAAGAAGCGTTATCGTGGTCAGGGTAAATAACCTCTAGGGCGCGGACGCCGAAAATCTCCGAAGGTTATCATGACTTATTCGTTAAAATTACTCACCTATCTCGCTCCCAGTACTGTCTGTGAGGGGATAGGTGTTTTTTCATTAGTAAACATTCCACGCAATACAATCATATTTCGTCCACAGAAGATAGAAAAAATCCCATGGGGACATCTCCCTCCGCAATTGCACCGTAAGATTCAGTTGCTTACGATGAATGATGAGGATGGATTTTGGATTGATTGTGATTTAGACCGCATTCATAGCGCGTATTACATTAATCATACGGAAAAGAACCAAAACGTTCGTTATGATAGTAAGAAGCGCACGTGGGTAGCAACAAAAAATATTAATAAGGGTGAAGAGTTACTTAATACATACGCTACGGAGGAGCAAGATTGGCTTACTTAAATCATAGTTTACCTGACTGGTCTTGTTACATGCGTAATGAGTTCTTGTATAATCACAAGAAAGGTCATGGTGAGGTTACAAAATGCGATGTGCATAGTGTTGCCAGTATCGAAAAACGAGTGCCATTATTTGAAGCATTTCTAGAGAATGGTGTTAACTGGACTAGAAGACCTCTGAGTGCCTTCTGCTGGCGTCCTGATGCTGCTCCAGAACCTCTGGAAGACATAATGTACTGGGACTGCTTTTCGCCTTACATAGACGTACAGAGACGCCATCGTCTTGCTGGTCTACAAGCAGAGTTGATTCGACCAGACAACAAAAAAGTTTTGGGTGAATACATGTTTACTCTTGACTGGTCATGGGAGAATAAAGGTGTACCTGATTTGAACTTTTCAGAAACACCTGAACATAAGTGTGCTCACTTGTTTAAGGTGGAGACAGGTAACTATTATGCCTATCCAAACAATCGTATCATTTGGTACGATAATGCATGGGTATTCAATAGAATTGAAAAGAATCCTGGATATGAAATTGATCTTACAGTTTACTCTGTAGAAAACAAACGCAAATTAGAAACATCAGATCATTACATGTATGAAATTAAAAACCTAGATAATAAGTACAAAGGAGGAGATAATGATGTCACACCCTAAGCACCTTGATGGTTCAGTCGATAAAGGTGATTTGTTTGTAGAGAGTGGTATGACTCTTATTACAGAAGTTGATAGTGAGCGTCATTTAAAGAAAGCGGCAGAGATCAAGCGTCGTAAAGAGCAAATGAATGACTTCATTGAACGTTGGACGGACTGACTAAATAACTATTGACTTCGTAGGCAGTTAATGGCAACTTCAGATCTCAATTTTAGAGATATCATGATTGGGTTTAAAAAGCATCCTGTAACTGATGACCTTGTTGTCAGTAAGGATGCTGCTGCCATTAAACAAGCAATTGTAAATATACTTCTGACTAACAGAGGAGAAAGATTATTTAACTCCCGTTTTGGATCTGATATTAGGAGATACTTATTTGAACCTCTAGATTACGCGACTGCTGCTCAAGTTAATGGCAGTATTGCAGATACTTTATCTAGATTTGAACCTAGAATTCAGGTATTATCCGTCGAGACCATTCCGAATTATGACGATAATGGATTTGATGTTGAAATGTCTTATGAAGTCCGAGGATCTGACGTTCCTCCAGTAAACGTAGAATTCTTCCTTGCAAGGACGAGATAATGCCATACACACAGTTAAATAATTTAGATTTTAACGAAATTAAAACTGCCCTTAAAGATTATTTGAGAGTACAGTCGGAATTTACCGACTACGACTTTGAAGGATCCGCTTTAAGTCAGTTACTTGACGTGTTGGCATATAACACGTATTACACCGCGTTCAATACGAACATGGTGGTCAATGAACTATTCTTAGATTCAGCAACGCTCAGAGACAACGTAGTAGCGTTAGCAAAGCAATTAGGGTACACACCCAAGTCAATTACTACACCAACAGCGGTAGTTGATTTCAATGTTGTATTTGAATCAAATGCTCCAAATGCGGTAATCTTAAAAGCAGGGAGTGGATTTATTACCAATTATGATAATGGTACGTATCGTTATATTGTAAGATCCGATGAAAGAGTAGAGGTAGTAAACGGAACAGCATCTTTTAGTGGTATTTCTATCCACGAGGGTTCGTTAATTACTACTAGGACTACAGTTAATGGTGCTGCATCAAACCAAAGATTTAGAATTGAGAATTCCTCAGTTGATACAAATACACTGAAAGTTAGAGTGTATCAATCTGCTACATCAACTGTTTTTACAGAGTACGAACTTGCCAATAATATTTTAAGCGTTGGACGTGATGATGAAATCTACTTTATCAATGAGATGGAAGATGAAGTATATGAAATATTTTTTGGTGATGGAATCCTAGGAAGAAAGTTAGAGGATGGAGAAGTTGTCGAACTTAGTTACATTGTAACTAATGGTACTGTGACAAATGGTGCAAAACAATTTATTTACAATGGAATCATTGTAGATGAGAATGAAGTTCCTATAACTGTTCCATTGACGATTACCAATATCAATACTACATCTGTTGCCAATGGCGGATCTACCATTGAAAGCATTGATAAGATTAAGTATAATGCTCCCAAATTTTATGGATCTCAAAATAGAGCGGTAACGTCATCTGATTATTCTGCTATTGTAAGAAATCTATATCCTTCTATTAGCGATATCATTGTTTTTGGAGGTGAAGATCAAGAACCTCCTGCATATGGAAAAGTTTTTATTTCGGTAAAACCATCAAACGCTGCTAGTTTATCTTCTTATACAAAAACTCAGTTATCCAAAGATTTGAGGCAATTTACAATTGCTTCTGTAAAACCAGAGTTTGTTGATGCATCAATTCTTTATATTGAATTAAATAGCGACATTTATTATGATGGGACAAAAACCAAGTTGCTACCAGCGCAGATGGCAGCAAAAGCAACTAGTGGTGTACAGGAGTATTTGAAGACATCTTCTGTCGAAAAATTTAACGGTAAATTTAGACACAGTAAACTAGTTGGTGTTATTGATGGTTCTGATCCTTCAATTAATTCAAATGTAACTGATATTACACTTAGAAAAGATTTTTATGCTCAAATAAACAGTTCTTCATTCTACGAAATTTGTTATCAAAATAAATTTGCTAAAAATTGTGATGGTCCTGTTGTGTCTTCAACTGCCATGACTGTTTTTGAATATCCAGGTTTTGATACCTATCTTGAAGATAGGGATGGCAAAATCGTTCTATATAGAATAGATTCTGTAACTGGAGAAAAAATTCTTCTGAACGATTCTATTGGTGATGTTGATTATGAAAAAGGTGAGATCAAACTGTATGACTTTACTATCTTAAAAGGAACATTCTCAGACAATCGTATTGAACTAAGAGTGAAACCTGCCGAGAAAGATATTGAAGTAAAACGTGAGGTATATCTTGACGTAGATGTATCGAAAAGTAAATTTGTAGCATATAAAGAGTAGTTTTAAATGCAAAGAACTGCTAATCAAATCTCATTTCTGGTAGAATCGCAACTTCCAGATTTCATCAACGAAGAGTATGAACTTTTTAGTAAGTTCGTACAAAAATACTATGAGCAATTAGAGCTTCAGGGACAACCGTTGGATATTATTAATAATATCCAGACATATCGAGATATTGATTTTTACGAGAAAAATATTCTCAATCAATCTACTACGTTGTCTTCATTCAGTCAAAAAAGTGATACTACAATTACTGTAGCGGATGCAACGTCTTTTCCACAAAACGGTGGATATATCAAGATTGAAGATGAGATTTGTTTTTATAAGCAAAGAACAGATACCCAATTTTTAGAAGTTAGTCGTGGTGTGAGTGGAAACACTACACTCGGTGATTTGTATCATAACAGCAATTTTGTATCTACTATTGCAGCAGACCATGTTGCTGGGGTTTCAGTACATAACATTAGTAATCTATTTTTATACTCTTTAGTAAAAAGTTTTGAGAAACAGTACCTTAGTGATTTTCCTGAAGCATATTTACAAGGAGATGTTGATAAGAGGACTTTAATCAAGAATATTACAACTTTCTATCAATCTAAAGGCACTGACAATTCTATTAAGTTTTTATTCAAATGCCTAATTAATGATGATCCAAATCCAGAGATTGAATATCCTAGAGAGTTTACACTTAAGAACTCGGATTCAAATTGGATAAATGTATATGCACTAAAAGCAAAAATTATTTCTGGCAATCCTAACGATTTAATAGGAAAAGAAATCGTTCAAAACGTAGATGGGGACTACGCTTCTGCTGTTGTAGATAACGTCAAATTTTCTGGAAGGTATGATGGTGAAGATCTTTATGAATTGATCTTAGCAGAGCAAAGTGTTAATGGTACGTTCTCTATTGCATCAAAAACTGTTCTTACGGAAAGTATCGACGCATCTTTAGTATCTGGTGACAGAATTAATGTATTCTCTACATGTGCATGGGACAAGAAAGGAGAATTTAAAATTGGAAATGAGATTTTTACATTTGAAGATAAGAATGTAAATCAGTTTATTCTCAAATCTCGCAGTGGAACGGGATCTTATCCATCTGGTAGTGAGGTGACATTTGGTGCCAACGTTTCTGGTGCTGGTGTTAATATTCTTGTATATGGCGTTTTATATGGATTGCAGAATAACACTACGTCGCCATATTCAAACCCAGGGGAATCTGTTGAAGTTTCTGAGTCAGGATTTCTCACAAATGATGTAAGAATTGTAGATGATCAAAATAATTTAAGATGGTCTCTATCTTCGTCAATTCCGTTTTCATCAAATAATGCTGGATTGAGTGCTACTATTGCAGAATTAAATTCAGATGTTTCTGCAATTTTTGAGGATGAAACAGGATATTATATTTCATCTTCTGGATTCCCATCTCATGATATTGTTGCTTCTAATGTAACTATTCCCAGTGATGTTCAAGATCAAAAACTTTTAAAGATTATTAGAAAATCTCCAATTCAAACGACGGAGATTTATGAAACAAAATATAGAGATGTTGGTATTTCTTTAAACGGAATTCCATATCTTTCATACAAAGACGAAGAATTTATTCTATCTGGTCCGATTCAAGAAATTGCAGTTGACACTAGAGGAAACGGTTATCAAAAAGCACCTTTTGTGTTAATTGATAGTGTTCCTAATCTAGCAAGAGCAAACCTTGCTGGTCAAGTGGTGGAATCTGTAACTTTAGATACTCCAGGAAATTATACAAGTACTCCAAGTGTTGAAATTGTATCTGGTAGAAACGGTCAAGCAAGAGCGATTGTAACTAATGGTGAGATTACCAGTATTGTTGTAGAAAACGCTGGTGAATATTACTCTTCTGCTCCAGAAGTAAGAATAACAGATAGTGCTGGTAAGGGAAGATTTGCAGATTATACTGCTATTGTTTCTACTGCTGGAGAAATTACTGGATTTGAAAAAATTAATGGAGGAAGTTCATACACTTCAGAAAATGTAGTTGTAGATATCATTTCTGCTGGAGCAGGAGCAACTGCAACTGCATCAATTAAAAAATGGAGAAAAGATAGATTTAACAAAAATCAATCTTTATTAGATTCTGATAATGGATATTTTTTCAAAAACTATGTTAATTCTCGTGGACATGGATATGCATACTATGGTCCACCAGTTACGCTGAGGGCAAATGACAATGGATCTTCACACTCTCCTATTTTGGGATTTGCTTATGATGGCAATCCCATTTATGGTCCTTATGGTTTTTCTGACTCTGTAGACCCACAAAGTTCTGTTACTAGAATGACAACCAGTTATTCTAAAAATATTTCTAGAAGTTTGGGTCCAAATGTATCAACATATCCTTTAGGGTCGTTTATTGATGATTATACGTATGTCGATAAATTGGGATCTCTAGATGAAAATAATGGTAGATTTTGTGTAACACCAGAATTTCCAAACGGAACATATGCTTACTTTATGACAGTAAGTGCAACCAATGTTCCTGAGTTTCCTTACATTGTTGGAAAAAATTATTATTCACTTCCATTAGATTCAAATTACAATTCGGCAATCTCTCAAGATGATTTACCTAAGTTTGCTAGAAGATTGAGAACATCTGATATTCCTTCTAATGGATCATCCGCAATTTCAAAAATTGAAGATGTCATTGGAGGAAGTGTTTCTTCAGCAACTGTTTATGACAGCACACCAGTTTATTCTGTAGGATCTAAATTAATTGTTGATAGTGAATTGACAGGAGGATCTGATGCTGAAGCTGAAGTAGATTCAGTAATAGGAAAAAATGTAGTTTCTTTAGAATCACAACAGACAAAATCTTTGTTGGTTCAATTAAAACAAAATGCATACTTGTTTGATGGTGATACTATTACTCAATCAAATACAGGAGCAACAGGATTTATTGTTGGAGATGTATTTACTTCTAATAAATTTGTACTTAGAAGTGTTACTGGCAATTTTAACACAACGGATACTTTGTCATCAAACACAGATGTTGTATCTTTAATACTAGATCAAAATTCATCATACACTAAAGGAGCAATTTTGTCCCTTGGCGATGGTCTAACTCCACCCGTTGCGACAGGTGAAATTCTTGAAGAAACTAACTCACAAAATTCTGTTAAAATTAAAATCTTAACAGGTACATTCACACCTAACGACAATTTATTTTTATCAAGTTCTAACTTAATTAATACTACTGGTTCTAAGATTTTTTCTACAACTTCTTTGAGTAGTGGATTACCTATTTTCAAAGTTGATAACAACATCGCATTATTAAAAACTGCTAATGCACATGGTGTTGGTATCGGAGAAAATATCAATGTTGACATTTTTCCAGATGATTCTGTGACAACTACAACATATTATGTAAGAAAAAGAATTTATCAAGAAACACTCCTACAAACTCCTGGTGTTGAACGAACCTTAACTGACACTGGAATTGGAAGAATTGACATTCTTAACAGTGGAGAAGATTATACACAGAATACATACAACGATATCGCTTTAGTTGGTGGCAGTGGTCAAGATGCAAAAGCTACCATAGTAGTTAATTCATCTGGAAATGTATCTGAAGTAACTATTACGGACAAAGGATCTGGTTATCAAAAATTTGATGTATTAACAGTTGGAGAAACTTCATTAGGAAAAACTGATTTAAGTACACCAGATTTACAAATCAGTGTCGATCATGTTGGACTTTCATTACAGAATGCTGTTCTAAATGTCGATAGTGGTATTGGAATTACAACCGATGATCATTTAATTATTGGCGAAGAAATTGTCAAGGTTGTTTCTAGAACAGATAACAAAATTACAGTTCAGAGAGCACAGAAAGGAACAACAGCAGTGGATCACTTTAATAGTGCATCTATTTCTTTGTATGATCCTGGTTACAATTTAAGTGTTGGTTATCAACTAGGAACAACGACTAAAGATCCTGTCATTGCTTCATATGATCCTTCTACGCAGAAAGCAGTATTCGTTTATGACTATAGTGAATCTTTATCGTCAATTAATGAATTGGCATTAAGTACTGTATTTTTTGATCAGAGTGTGGATCAAAGATTGGTCAAGTTTTCGTCAGTTTCAGATCCAGTAATATATTTTGAATTTTCAGACGACAATACTACATTTATTCGTAATCCAATTATTGACATTAAGAAATTCTACAAGTATGATTTTGATGTATCGCATTCATCAATGTCTGATGTCAACTTCAATGTCTCTCCAAGTATCAATTTAAATCTAATTACTACAGAAAAAATTGATCGTGGAAACATTGTTGATTTGAAAGTAGGTTTTGGATCTAGAATTAATTCAAATAATTATAGCAAAAAGAAAGATATACAATATTCAAGATATTTTTACTTTGATAAGAATGGTATTGTTTCTTCCGAGGGTTCGTATTTTAATTTAATTGATGACCCACTACAAGGAGAAAAAACACCTTTATATGTAACTCCCGATTCAATTGCATATTCAACTACAACTAAAGCACCACATGATGGAAGTGGTACTATTGTTTATACAACCAAATCTAATTTTTCTGTTGGTAAAATCAATACAGTAAAAATTACTAATATTGGTGGAAATTATAAAAAAATTCCTATTGTTCGAGGTGCAGTTCCAGCAGTGCCTGCACAAGCAGTAGCTACTATTAAAGATGGGAGAATTTTTAGTGTAACAGTAACAGATGGTGGCAGTGATTATGTAAATCCCATTATTGTGGTTGATGGTAATGCAAAACTTAGTGCAGTTGTAGATTCTGGTAGAATTACTGGGGTCACTATTGATAATTTTGGTTCTGGTTATACTGATATTCCTAATATTACAATTGCAGAATCTGAATTAGATTGTTTCCTTAATAGCATTGACATTGGCACACCAAGAAATACAAAGGTTATTGCTAATGGTGGTGGATTCTACAACGATCAAACACTGAGATCATCTTTTAGGTCTAATTATATTTTTACAGTATCGTCCTTCGCGAAAGGTGCATTTATTGTAGGAGAAACAATTATTCAGAAGATTGGATCTAAAGAAGTTGCTAGAGCTAGAGTTTCTTCATGGAGAGAGGGATCTAATATCCTATCTGTTGACAGAGTTACTGGTATTTTTAGAGAAGGTATTACTATCACTGGGTTGTCAAGAAGTAAAACTGCAGTTTTAGATTCTATTAATTATACAGAGTTTTCTTCTTCTATCAGATCTTACTATGACAACATGGGTTATTATCAATCTGATTATGGAAAACTGAGCGACTCCAATCAGAGAATTCACGACTCATTTTATTATCAAGATTATTCATATTTGATTAAATCAAAAACTCCAATTAATGTTTGGAGAGATCTAATAAAAGAAACGACTCACCCTGCTGGGTTTAAATTATTTGGAGAAATTGATATTGAGACATCATCCCATGCAAGGATGAGTGATAATGCATTTACGAAAGGAACTAGTGTCATTCAACTATGGAATTCCGAAGTAAATAAAGTTACTGTAGAAAGCACTAGAAAAAATATTACACAGAACATAGTTCTGATGAAGAACCTCAATATCGAAAAGGGTGTTGGTTCTGTATCTGTAAACACTACAAATAACTCAGAAATTAGAGCGAAAGAAGTATTCTTAAATGCAGAATTTGATGGAAGTTTTTCTGATAGAGGAAACTTAACAGGTACTACTGTTTTTAACATGGTAGATTCCAATGGTAATTCTGTCAAACCATACAATAATCAATCTCTAACAATTACATTAGATGCTATAATCCAAGAACCTGGAATCTCATATACCATACAAGATGATAAGATTACATTTGCTGAACCTCCACTAGGTCCGTCAGTAAAGGATGGTCAAACAGTTCCTGGTGTTACATTTTATGGCAGATTATTTGAGTTTAAGACAAATTCCTTAAACCAAAAATATCTCAGAAAAATTAGAAATATCTTCCAAAGAAGTGGAACTTGGATTGATGCGGCAAATCAACTTGGCAGAAACAGAAGATTTATTCAATCGGAAACCTTAGGATATGTCAAAGAGAAGCACCCAACATTAACTTGGGGAACATTAGAATCTAAGTGTTATCGTGATATTGGTTTAATTATTGATGCTCTAGAGCATGATTTAAGATTTGGCGGAAATCAAAAAACTATTTTCGCTGTGGAGTCATATTTTAGACATGGAGTTCTTGATTACATTTCTGGCGAAATTGAAGCAACTATAGACGCATTTGCTTTTGTTGCTAGATTGTCTAAACTGGCAATGAGGAATTGGGATTTCATTGACCGACAAACATCTTGGACGCTAGGAACCAATGAGATTACTGTCAGTGATACTGATAATATCACAGTCGGTATGAGAATATCCTCGGGAAGGTCTTTCCCCTCTGATACGAAAGTTACAGAAATTATTAATAATAGAACTATCAGAGTTAATAATAATTCGTTGCTGCAAGGTGACAATAATCAGATGACTTTTATTTGGAGTGGTATTAATACAGGATTCTTTGTCGATGCTGCAGAATTAATTGAGAAAAACAGAGACGTAATGATCTCTTCTACGATTGATGCAATTGATGCTGAGTATCCAGGTCTTAATGCCAACAATTATCCATCTAAATGCTCCAGAGATTTAGGACTCCTTATTGATGCAGTTAAATCATGTTTAATATATGGAGGTAATAGAAAGATTGTAGAGTTTGGTGAAAGTTATTTTGTCAATAGCGAATTGACTTTTATTAATAATGAATTAACTCAAACCTTATTTGCACACAAGCATTTAAGAGATCAGATGATTCTTGCTATGAGAAATCAAGGAGCAGTTACTGATAGTAATGTAACATCTGATAATGTCAATCCAGAATGCGCCGAAGTAGAGAGCAGCATTACAACTTATATTGATATCGTCGAGAATCTTTTGGAGGGTGGTCCCAATAGAGTTGCTATTGTGGAAGCAAATGAAAATTCTAGAGGAAACTGGACAACTTTAAGATCATACTCCAATATCAATATTCTTCCAGATCCCGAATTGGTTAGTGGTGTATTTAAGGAATGTGAAGAAGTTGCATCGGCTATTGATTCATTATATGAAAATATAAGGGAAACACTCATTACTGGCGAAGGAACGTCTGCTGTCAGTTATGCTGATTATATTGATAATGAAAACAAGATATTTGAACTTTATTATGAAGATGGCACACCGTTAGATACTGATTTAAATGAAGATCTATTCATTGGGTTAAATGGTGTATTACAACACGACTCTGCATATTATATTGATAGAACTGCAGTTCCAAATAAAGTCGTATTTGCATCTCCACCAATTTGGGCGCAAGGGGAAAACACTAAAACTGTACAAGAACCACTGGCAGTAGAGAAGTTTTTTGCACATAGTGTAGGCAACTATACAAGATGTGAAATTGATACGTCTGGTATTTTGAAAGGATCACCAGGACCTTTCCTGATTATAGAATCCGAGACAGACAAAGTTAACTCAATAAACGATCCAAGATTTGCATATGTTTTCATTGATGGAATTTTGCAAAGAGAAGGCATTTCATATGTGATAACTGGTCCAAGTATTAGATTTACTAGAAATATTTTTATTGACAATAATGTAGAGATTATTCTTCTTTATGGAAGAGACATTGATCAAACTATTACATTGTATGATTTTGAAAGAAATTCTTACTACAATAAATTAACACTTACATGTGATGCAGGATCAGCAAATGATTTTACAGATTGGAAATCTTGGTATGGAAATTCATATGATGGATATCAAGTTGCTTATCAAAAAGTAAATGGTACTAAGAGATTTATTGGTAGTGTTAAGGGTTATACAACAACAAATCAATCATTAATAATTACCTTTGCTGGTATAAACCCAAATCTAGACAATTCTTCGATTTTCTTCTCAGGAACAAGTGATTATAATGATGAATATGAATTGGATTTCACAACAAACATCATTTCTATTTCTAGAGATGAAGATCAGAATTATAAAATGCAACGAAATTCAACCAAGTGGTTATATGGAACGAAACTTGCGGAAGAATCGTTCTATGAGAGAAAGAAACTTCTAGCGAATTTAAATGCAGGTGATATTATTAAGATTTCTGGCGAAGATGAATTCAGGACTGTGACTGAATTACCTCAATTTGTATCTCCCAAAAATTATATTCCAGGAGCAGATGTATCTAATTCTTTCTTTGGATCTATTACAACTACAAATTACAGCGGTGACACCAAGGGTGTTGGTCTAAGTGTTACTTGCTCTATAAGTAATGGAAGTGTTTCTTCTTTAGAATGGAATAGAAAAGATTTACAGTTGCTGTATGATGAGGGAATTATTCAACCAACTACTGCATATGGTTATGAAACTCCACCAATTTTACATTTTATTCCTGTCGATCAACAGGGTGGAGGTGCTAGAGCTGAAGTAATTGTATCTCGTGGTCAAATTATTGATATTGTTCTTGTTAATGCTGGTTCAGGATATACAAAATCACCTAAAGTAGTAACTGCAAGGCAATATGATTTAATCAAACAAAGAGGTAGAAAGTTTGATAGTTTTGTTACATTAAAAATAAGATCTCAAATTGAACAACAATCACCAGTACAAGCGACATCATCATTCCAATTCTCTCAGGATTTTGATAGTACAAGTACATTTGTGTTATCTTCTGCTGTTAGTGTTGACTCTGAATTTGGATTAGAGATCTATAAAAATCTAAACTTTGCTTCTACATTTACTGTTTCGCAGGAAATTGTATATGACAGAATTAGGTCACAGCAGAGTATTGCTTCACCAACAAGTCAGCAAAATACTAATATAATAGTTACTCTTGAATTGGATCAAATTATTGATTCACAACCATCTTTAACTTTTAGTATTGAAGACAGGTACGTTCTTCCGACTTCCATCGGAACTATTACCTACACATTTGATCAATATGAATCTGCCAAGTTTATGAACACAGGTGATATTCTTTCTACTGGTGGAGTACCAGTGTCTAAGGTTACTTTAGAAGAACTTGCGTACTTTGATATTAACTCTGATGGATCTCTTGATGATCCTGATAGACAGTTTATTTTGGCATATCCTTCTATTAACAATTATATTACACAGTTAGATACAGATGATTTGCCTGCAGAAGGAGGTACTGGATATCTTCCTACGGGAGCTGTGGTGTATGCAGATACAACCAACTTTGCTTCTGCTGGAACTATTCTTATTGGAAAAGAACAAATATCATATACCGATAAAGTAGGCGATCGTTTCATTGATTGCACACGTGGCGTTAATGGTTCTCCCATAACCAGTCATGCTATAGGTGATTACATCAGAAACGCCCTATAAATAAATATAAATAACTCGGATTCAGTCTTACAATATAGAGACAAGTGCTATGGCGGCTATTATTTCAGAAAAGTTTAGAATTTTCAATGCGAAACAATTTCTAGAATCTTTGGGTGAAGGTGCTAATGACGCCGACACGGATAGAACTAGAATGTACTTCTTTGTTGGAAGATCTTCAAGGTGGGATTCTTACTTGGAAATTTTCACGGTAAACAATTCTTTCCAAGTTGGAGAAACTGTAAGTGGTGGTGGATGGAGTGGCACCGTTGCTGAAGTCCATAGTAATAGTTTGCTACTTAATAGTATTCTACCAACTCCAACCTCAGCACCAGCATTTGGTACTACTATTACTGGAGGCACGTCTGGAGCAACTGCTAAATCTGGTGTATACAGATATGCAACCGAAGAAGCACCTCCAGCACCTCTAGATAATCAATCCGAAAGAAAGGACATCTTTGATGAATTGATTGCTGCCAAGCGTATTACGTCCCCATTTGCACGTCTTGTAGTTCCTCGTTACAACTGGAACCTGACGTTGAATCCAAAATTTGATATGTATCGCCCAAATTATTCACCAACTCCTGGTGGTGGCGGTGCTATTGGTAAGCAAACCGCTCTTGGTTCCACAGCACTTTCTGGTTCTAAGTTTTATGTCATGAACTCTCAATATGAAGTGTTTAAGTGCCTATACAATGGAGAAACTCCTGGTTTCCCAACTGGACAAAATGCAACTTATGAACCATCTTCACAACCAGTAGGTGGACAAGGAACGTTTGCTGGTGGAATTTACAAAGAACCATCAGGAACAGCTGGTTACATTTGGAAACATATGTTTACCTTGACTACAGGTGACGTTTTGAATTTCCTATCTTCTGATTTTATGCCTATTGCTGCAGCAGGCGAGGCATCCAGAACTACCGTAGAAGCAGCTGCAGTTGATGGGTCAGTGGATGTTGTTCTTGTAAAAGATGCGGGAAGCGGATTGCCAACTAGCGCAACTTTATATTCTGCAATTCATGGAGATGGATCAAATGCTGTTGTTAAATTTACGACAGATGGTAGTGGTGGTCTAGTTACTGCGGAAATTGAATCTGCTGGTTCTGGGTATACATATGGCAATGTAGTTCTAGAAACAGGTAAAGTATTTTTGGATTCTGCATTATCATCAGCTGCTCCTGCATTTACGGGTGAAGCAGCAATTGAAGTTATTATTTCTCCACGTGGTGGTCATGGATCACATGCTGAAGATGAATTCTTTGCAAAAAGAGTTATGACGAGTATTCGTCTTACATATGATGAAGGTCAGGGTGACTTCCCAGTAGATAATGATTTCCGTCGTATTGGTATTATCCAAGACCCATACGAGTATGGTTCTACAACATTTGCTTCTGCTGGCACTCTTCGTGGAACAAAAGTTGCAAAGATCAATGGTGCTACAGCAGATTATGTTGTGGATGAAATGATTACACAAACAGTTGCTGGCGGAACTGCAAAAGGAACTGTTGTCTCATGGGATTCCACTAATGGTATTCTGAAGTACTTCCAATCACCTTCTCTACATACAGATAGCGGCGTTGTAAGAGCGTTTGAATCTGATGCGTCAAATAGTGTAGACGGTGCTATTTCTACTGCTTCAGGGACTGTAGACACGACACAGAGTACTCCTCTTGCTGATATTTCCTTTACTGGCGGACTAGCGTCACCAGAAATTGAACCAAACTCTGGAGAGGTCGTATACATAGAGAATAGAAGACAGATTACTAGAGCTCCTGACCAAATCGAGGACATCAAACTAGTAATTGAATTCTAATTAACACTAGTTAGAAACGACGGTTTGAGATGCCCCAAAAGACGAACCTTAACGTAGATCCATACTACGACAATTTCGACCAGGATAAAAATTTTTATAAGATGCTCTTTCGACCTGGATACTCTATCCAGGCGAGAGAGTTAACGCAGCTTCAGTCGATTCTTCAAAATCAAATTGAGCAATTTGGCAAGTATGCTTTTAAACAAGGTGAACTTGTAATTCCAGGAGAAGTTGGTCTTAATACAAAATTACATTTTGTAAAATTATCTTCTGTTTCAGAGATTCCTGTAAACCAAGATGGTCAGGTGGTTTACAAGAAGTATGATATTAGGGAACTTAAAGGGCAAAAAATCAGAGGTTTGACTTCAGGAGTCATTGGCACTATTGTCGATGCTTCTATTGCTTCTGAAACAGAATCTGACGTAGTTTTTGTTAACTACACAAACAGTGGTGATTCTGGTAATGAAGATACTTTTAGGCAAGGAGAAACACTAGAAGTAGTAGATGGTATCAATACTCCACTTTTAGTTGTGGGAACTGATGGAAGTGTTCTCCCTACAAGTATTCAAGTTACAAATCCAGATACTCTAGAAGTAACTTCTTTAGAAAGTCCTGCTATGGGATATGCTTCTGCAGTTCAGGTAGAAGAAGGTATTTACTTTGTTAATGGATATTTTGTTAGAAATTCAGAGCAACTTCTGATTGTTAACAAATATTATGACAGACCATCAGCAAAAGTCGGATTTAAAATTAGTGAAAGTGTTGTCACCCCAGAAGAAGATGAATCTTTGTATGACAATGCTATTGGATCTAGCAACTATACTGCTCCAGGAGCACATAGATTAAGAATTTCGTTGGATCTTGTCAAGTATGACTTGGATCAGACAACAGATAAAAACTTCATTCAACTACTGTCCATCAGAAGTGGTTCTGTACAGAAGCAAGTAATACAAACTGACTACAGTTTATTAGAGCAAACTCTAGCAAGAAGAACATTTGATGAGTCGGGTGATTACGTAGTCGATAACTTCTCTTTAGATGTTAGAGAATACTATCAAGAGAATGGCAACCTTGGTGTATATTCTGAAGATGAGTTTGGTTTAATTAATGGTATTTCCGAATCTGATGCTAAGCAAAAATTGGTTGCTAGTGTTGGTCCTGGAAAAGCATATATTAAGGGATATGAAATTGTAAATAAAGAAACAAAATACCTTGATGTAAACAAAGCAAGACAAACTCTTAACCGCGAAGATATTCGGTTAAAAACACAAGGTTTACCAACTTATAAAATTACAAATACGTTTGGTTCAATTCCTTTAAATTCGGAAGGTTCTGAGTTAACGGCATATCCAAACATCTTTATTTGTTCAACATTTAACGATGGATCTATTGGTCTTAATAATACAGAAGGTTCTACTGACTTCAAACAAACTCTGTCTCGCAGAGGATTGATTCTTGACGAAAATTCTGGTGTGAAAACTATCTACATTAATGTAGATACATCATATGCAAATACGTTCTCTACGTTAACTGATTCTAATTTTGAATCTGAAATTGGAACTATTTGGTTTGTACAAACAAGAACAGATGCTGGAGAACCATCTATTGCAAATTCTGTGTCTTCAATTGCATTTTCTAAAGTAAATCGAGTCGAAGTAAACCCATCAACTGGAGTTACATATCTCGAATTAACTATTACTGGTGCAAAGAATTTGCTTGATCAGTATTTCCTTGAGTATGATTCAAGTTCCCCATCTGGTTATAGAGAAGTTTATCTCTCTGAGAATGATGCAAAAAATCCAGCTTCAACTCCTTTTGGAACAATTGTAGATTACAACGAAACTATTACTCCTGTTATTGGAACTATTAAACCGAGTAATTTTACTTTCATTGAAAGAGGATCGGGTTTCAATGCAGACACAGATGTTGTCTTATCTAAAGGAAGGCAAGAAAACGGCAGTCCAGTTTATAATACCACTTTTGGTTTGTCGTATTTTGATCCACAGTTCTTTACTAAAATTCTTTTGGACGAAAGAATTACTGTGGTTGATAGTTTTACCCCTGGACAATATGTTTATGGGTTGGAAAGTGGTGCATATGGTGTTGTAGAAGGTTCTTCAACTGGAACGTTTACAACAACCAAAACATTGATGGTCAAAACTTTATTTGGCAATTTTAAGTCAGGTGAAGCAATTAGAGATGAAAATAACAATACTTTAAGAATTGCAAAAGATAATACTATCTCTCACTTTGTTGTCAATAATAGAGGTAGCAATTACGTACAATCTTCAAAGTTAAGGATTGATGGTGTAGAATTCGATTCTTCAAAAATTACACTAAACATTTCTGGTGGTGGATCTATTGTTTCTGCGACTGTTTCAAATAGAGAACTTGTAGACACTGAGTATTCAAAACCACCTTTAGTAGAAGTTATTCAAGGTCAAGGTGGAGGAACACCCAATGCTTCTGTAATTACTCCAATTCTTGTACGAAATTCTGTAACCACGTACACACCACAAAATGCAAAGTCATTCTTCTGTAATTATGGTTCTGGAAATTCAAATACATTTACTTCAGATATTGAGGTAAATAAAGAGAAATATTCAGAAATCGTTTCAGTAACAGATTTTACATTCAGTGGAGATGCTGGAAGAAAATATATCGAATGTAATGGATTTGGTGGAGATGCTTCTAAATTCCTACAGCAGGGAGATTTGGTTCAATTCAGTACAACTTCAGATGTTATCATTAGATGTATTGTACAGCAAGCAACTAGACCAGCTGGTGTATTAAAATCGAGAATTTACTTTGACAGATCTTTACCAGCAGATGTAAGTAATGCTAGTGTAGTAAGAGTTAGACCATCTATTGATAACTTCAATAGCGGCACGTTACTTTATAAAACTGGCACATCTCAAGTAAGTTCTATCGTTGCAGATAGCGAAGATTCTAAGATTGTTTATTATCAAAGACGAGATTTTGTTAGCACTGGTGCTGGTGGTCAAGGTGTAATTACATTTGCTGCTCAACTTCCATTTGGCACCCAAAGATTTGTTTCTTTTGACGAGAGTAATTTCTTAGTTACTGTTTTAGATCCAGGAGATGCTCCAGACATTACTGGTGGTGATATCATTTACATTACTAGCTCTCAAGTAACAATTAAAGCGTCTACAGATTCTGCCAGTGGTTTAACTTCAGGTAGTGTTAAATTGAATCTTCCTGCAGATTATTTTGGATCTATTCCTACTGGTGGAATTTATCCAACGCTAAAATTAACAGCAACTTTAGAGGTTAAAAAAGCAAAACCAAGATTAAAAACTTCAGTAGTTAATAGAAGAATTGTTGTTGATTCTGCAGGTGATAGAGTAATTCCTCTGCGAGGAAGAGATTATGATTCAGAAGATCTGTCTGTATACAGCTATGCTGATGTATACAAGCTTCATTATGTTTATGAAGGATCACCATCAGAACCACCAACTGTGGATAGAAATGGTAACTTAGTAAGTGGTACTGATATATCTAACAGATTTACATTTGATGATGGACAGAGAGATACAATTTATGATATCTCAAGAATTGTATTGAAACCTGGGTTTGAATCTCCAACAGGACAATTGGTAGTTGCGTTTAATTATTTTGAGCACACCCAAGGAGATTTCTGCACAGTGGATTCATATCTACATGAGGCAGGAGTAGGACCAGAAGATATTCCATCTTATAATTCTCCAGCACTAGGAAAAGTATCACTAAAAGATGTTCTTGATTTTAGACCAAAAGTAGATAATGATTCTATTATTTCTGGTTTCCAAAATAATTCTCTACTAGGATCTTCTAATACAAGATCATTTACTGGTACTGGTGGTATTGTTTCAAGCACACCAGCTCCAGATAAAAATCTAGAATTTACTTTCTCGTTCACACAATCACAATATCTAGATCGTATTGATGGCGTATTCCTTAATAAGAAAGGACAATTTATTGTTAAGGAAGGAAACTCTTCTTTAAATCCATCTCGACCAGATCCAATTAATGATGCTATTCCTTTATACTACATGTATATTCCTGCTTTTACACAAAGCAGTAAAGATGTAAGGATAACACCTATCGACAATCGTCGATATACAATGAAAGATATTGGAAAACTTGAGAAGCGTATTGACAGATTAGAATACTACACTACTTTGAGTATCTTAGAACAACAAGCATTAAATATGCAAGTCACTGATGCTGTTGGAATGAATAGATTCAAGAGTGGATTTATTGTTGATAATTTTGAAACTCATAGAATAGGTTCATTGCGATCTCTCGACTATAAGTGTTCTATTGATACACAACAGTCAGTAATGAGACCACAATCAAGGGAAGATTCTTTTGATTTGGTTGAAGTAAATACCAGAAATGATCAGAGATCTATTGACGGATATCAAAGATCTGGTGATTTTGTCACTTTACCATATACAGAATTAGAACTTCTTGGCAATTCATTTGCAACCAAGACAATTAACCCAAATCCATTTGTTGTTCTCCAGTACGTTGGAGATTCTTTCTTGTCTCCAAATGTAGATTCCTGGTATGATGATACTGTTGCTCCTTTAGTAACTGATAATAATACAAATCTGTATTCAATCTTCTTAGCAAAAGACAATATTAATGATGCTTTTACAAGTTTACATAACTCATATAAAGTAAACTGGTTGGGTGTTGATAGAGCATTCTTTAATATCGGATCTTTTTCTGATATCAATAGCAGCATTGCAGATTCTAGTGTAACTACTGCATCTGTGGGATCCTCTTCAAATATCAGTCCTGAAAATAATGAGATTGGTAAAGGATTGAATACGAGGGGTGTTGGTTCCAATGTAGTTTCAACATCACTATCTTTCTTTGCAAGAAGTGTTCCAGTACAATTTACTATCAATAGATTAAAACCAAACACCAGAGTGTTTGTCTTTATGGAAGGGCAAGACATTTCTCGTTGGGTAAATCCAGATTTTAAATATACTGGTATTGCTGGAAATTCCTTGTCGGCATTCAACGGAAATATCACTACTGATGAAAATGGAAATGCTAGCGGAATTATTCTAATTCCTGCAGGAAAACCACCAAGAGAAAATGCTGTTTGGACTGGAAGTGTTGATACAGTATCATATGATTCTGATGCAAATGAAGTAAGATTTACTACAGGAACGAAGACAATTAGATTCACATCTAGTTCAACTGATGCACCAAAAGAAGATGTAGATTCTTATGCAGAAGTCAAGTACTATGCATCTGGATTACTTCCAGAGAATCCAGCATCTATTATCTCAACTTCACCAGCATACTTCAAAGCAAACGAAGGAACACAAACTACGGATAGCAATACAGACAATCCAGTAAAACCAAATCCTTTGGCACAAACATTTAATGTCGAGGGATTTGATGGTGGTTTATTTGCTACTAGTTTGGATCTTTACTTTGCCAAGAAGAGCAGTACTATTCCGATTAGAGTATATCTAACCGATGTTGATAATGGCAAACCAGGGAAAAATATAATTCCTGGAACTCAAAAAGTAATTAATCCTAGTACTTATCTACGTGTAATTGCTAGCGACACTTTAACTGTTACAAGAGAAGAAGAAATAACAGGGGTATCTTCAAACGCATCTGGTCCAATAGACAGAGTGTTTGATAAAAATGGAATAGAATTGACTGCATCAACTGCTGGTAAGTTTACTCTAACCAGTGATCAAGTTTATACTCTTGTTCTCAGCAATCATAACGGAACTTCATTCCAACAAGATGAGGGATTGAATGTTCCATCATTGGTAGTAGCAAACAATACTTCCAATACAAACACTACTCTTAAAATTGTAAAAGATTCTGGTAGAGTTACTGATTTAAAAGTTAAGAATACAGGATCTGGTTATGATTCTGCAATTCTTACAATTGAAAGTCCTCAACTTCCTGGTGGAGGAAATTCCACTGCAACTGTAAGAGTTTCTGGTGGTAAAGTTTACCATACAGAGATTGTTCTTTCTGGATCAGAATACACTGAACCACCAGCAGTTGTTCTTCGTGGTACAGGCACTGGAAATGCTGGTGCAGAAATTGAATCATTTATTACTATTGATACTCCAGCAGTTCGTATGGGAATTGCTGTTGATGGAGAAACAGGAACTAAATCCATTACTCCAACCAAATTTAAGTTTGATTATCCAGTATATTTGCAAAATGATACTGAATATGCAGTTGCAATTGAAACTGACTCAAGTGATTATGAAATTTGGGCATCTGCTTTAGGTGAGACAGAAATTGCTACTAGCACTACTGTAACCACACAACCACTTCTAGGATCATTGTTTAGATCACAAAACACCAGTTCCTGGACAGAAGATCTATTTGAAGATGTTAAATTTAAATTGCATCGTGCAGAATTTGATATTTCCAGAACAGCGTCTTTACATTTAACTAATTCTAATCTGGGATACGAAAAATTAGATTTAAACCCCATTGAAACTAATGCAAGTTCTAATACTACTGCAACATCAAAACTATTCAAAAACAATAATTTTGTTGTAAAAGTTTTACATAAGGATAATGGATTTGACTCCAATGAAAAATCATATGTTTTCTTCCGAGGATGTGAAGACGTTGGTGGAGTAACCGCGTCTCAATTAAATTCTAGATTGTTTGAAGTAACAAATACTGGTATTGATTATTATAATATTACATCTTCATCCAGAGCATCTGCAAATGCATTTGGTGGTGGATCTACTGTAATGGCATCTTACAATAGAAAGTTTGAAAAGTTATATGCTTTAATTCCAAACTTATCTTTTAGTCAAACACAAATTAATTCGTTTGTCAAGACAACTAATGTATCTCCAGTAGATGATGATGTAAATACTTATTCTTCGTATTCACAATCTGAATATGAAAAAACTTTCTTGAATGAAGATTTCTTCTTTATCAACCAAAAAATATTAGCGTCCAGAGTAAATGAAATTATTAATAACATTGATAGGTCTTTGACATATAAACTTGATATGTCTAGTACTGTTTCATATTTGTCGCCAATCATTGATCTTTCAAAAGCATCTGTAAAAACAATTTCAAATAAGGTTGAATCTGCTGATGGTCGCGAAGATCGCTTTGGTCGTAGAAATCAAGTATTGAAATTCTATCCAGTTTATACATTCCTTGTAGAAGGGGTTGATACAGAAAATGGTGAAGCAATTTCAACAGGACAATCTATCACTGGTCAAACAACAAAAGCATCTGGACAGATTACAAAAGTTTCGGGAACTACAGTATGGGTCAAGTTAAAAACAACCAATGCTTTTACTCCAAATGAGTTGCTAACATTTGAATCTGATACTTTTAACGGAACTCCATCTGTATCTACATCTGGAGCATCCCAGGTAATATTTGAAATTCCAAATTCTATATCTCCACCATCATATGTAACAGCAAGAAATCCATCTGTCTTAGCACAAACGTATGATAATAAGATCAATGGAAAAATTGTTCTATGGAATCAGAAGAAAGGTATTTTGACAGTTGTGAATGACAAGCAACCTATCTCCAATGATTACAATAGTGCTATTGTGGAGGGAGCAGAGTTTACCAGAAATGCTTCGGTTGATTCTCAAGATTCTGATATCTTTAGGGTAGGAGATATTTTATCTTATGCAGATCAACCAACTGACGAATATGAATTTATTGAAGTTTCTGAGGTATCTTATGAAACTGGTATTGATTTTATCTCAGATCTGCAATCAAAGAATAGTTCAAGTATTGCAAAATATGTTACCAAAGAAGTTTCTATCAACAACCCTGGAACATCTATCAATGTAAAGACAACCGTCAATACTAGTGATATTGAAAACATCAAAATTCTCTATAGAATTAAGAAGTCATCTTCTCAAGAAAACTTTGAAGATATTGAATGGAATTATTTCAACGAAACTGGAAATCCAGATCATGATGTAATCGCTACTTCAGAAAATTCTATTAGTGCTATTACAGAGAAGCAATCTTCATATCAAGAACTTTCTTATAGTGTAGAAGACCTACCAGAGTTTTCATCTTTTGCTATTAAGATTGTTATGAAATCAAGCAATCCCGCATTTGTTCCAAAAGTTCAAGATTTGAGAGTGGTTGCATCTTATTAATATGAAACAAATTAAAGTGAAAAATGAAGATTACCTGTATCGTGATGTTGATACAGGTGCTATCATAAATACTGACAGATCAGCATTTGAGAAGCACAAAAAATCCAGAAGTAAGTTTCGCAATATGGAACAAGAACTGGATTATGTAAAGAGTGAAATTAGTGAGATCAAATCCCTTTTACACCAGTTAATTAATACCAATGGTACTCAGGAACGTAGCTAAGACATTCAGCTTAGATGAACAAAGAGTTGAGATAAATGAAATTGCACAGGACGTAGATAGTTTACCAAATCTAGGTTCTTTTTCTGTTACTACTAATTCGGTAGGTACAGCAGCATTATCTTATGATAATTCTACTGGAACTTTTAGTTACACTCCACCAGACCTCAGTTCGTATTTAACTGCAACTGCAATATCAAATTCTGGTAATTGGGACGCAGCATATGGATGGGGCGATCATTCAACTCAAGGATATGCAACAGAATCCTGGGTAACTGCTAAATCATATTTACAAAATGGTGTTTTGGCATCTCCTCTCTATAGGAGTGGTGGTGATTTAGTAATCATTGCTGGTGGACCTCAAACTACAAGACCACACATCCATTTAAAGAATTCAGCATCATCAAATTTAGAAATTCTTGGTTCTTCGGTTGGATCTGGTGGCATTCTTTTGAATTCCCGTGGTGCGTCAAATTCCGTAGAATTGCAACACAACAGTGTAAAAGTATTAGAAACTACTAGCACTGGAGTAAGTGTATCTGGCAATATCAATTCAACTGGTGCTCTCACTACTGGAAATATAACATTCCCAACTGGTACTGGGTCTTCTGGTCAGGTACTGACGAGTGATGGTCTTGGTAGTGTTTATTGGAACACTGTTGCCACTAGCAGTGGTGGTGCTTCTGTAACTACATCCGATGCTGCTCCAACATCAGCTTCAGATGGAGATCTTTGGTGGGACAGTGTAAATGGTATTTTAAAGATTTACTATCAAGATGTAGATACATCACAATGGGTTGATGCAACTCCTTCTGTATCTGGTATTAACCTCACAGATTTTACAGTTAATACTGCACCGACAGGATCGTCATCACTAACATATGACAATACAACTGGTAACTTCACATATACCCCACCCGATCTTTCTGCTTATTTAACTTCAGAATCTGATCCTGTATTTTCAGCATCGGCATCTGCAGGTATTACAAACTCTGATATCAGTAATTGGAACACAGCGTATGGTTGGGGAAATCATGCTACTGCTGGTTATTTAACTGCTCTATCAATTGATCTTAATAATCTTAATGATGTAGATCTAACTACACCACCCACGACAGGACAAGTTTTAAAATATGATGGAACTAATTGGATAGCAGGTGATGATAATTCTGGTGGTTCTTCATTAACAAAATATGAGGAAATTGGTCTTGAGAGTTGGACTAACTCACACAATTCATCAATTACATTCACTCAAGCATTAGATGATCCGAAGGGTAACGGAGACCAAGCAACATGGTTGCGAGCTTACTATAATGATATTGTTGTCGGTTCTACTACTTTCCCAAATGCTACAAAAACTCTTGTAGAAGTTGATACTGGTGGTCATAACGCAATTTCAGGTACATCAGCAGATGCTATTATACTTCAAGATGCAACTAGAACTGCATTTAATTCAAGTGCTGGATCTACTGCTATTACAAGTCAAACATTCCAAATCGTCCCTTCAAATGGTCATGTTTGGACTATTGATGGTACAACATATCCAGTCATGGGTGCTATCTATGTTCCAACAAGTTTAACAGGTTCTGTTGATCTTGTAGTTGCATTTCATGGAACTCTTCCAGATGATGATCCTGATCCTGCCGCTGTTGCTACTCAGGCTGGTATTGGAGAACAAGCACTGGCTTTTCTTAATAATGTTCTTATTGATCAAAATAAACTCAATTTAAGAGATAAGATTGTCTTTTCTGCTGCAATTCCACAAGATCACATTAGTAAGGTAAGACAATATAATCTAGATGGTGTTGGTAAAGAGGAAACGACATTCCTCATGGGAGATAACTTACCTTATGCTAGAGCAGCAGTTGCGTGGGGTCAAAATTCCATATCTTCATGGTTGCTGGGTACTCATAACATCACTGTAAATAGAGCCAATACTTATATTTTCGGTCACTCTCAAGGTGGTGCCCTTGCCGCTAAGATTAACACGCTACAAACTTACTATGGTGTTGTTGCAAACTCCCCTGGTCCTATTCAGTTTGACTTAGCTTGCACTGCAGATCCAGCTAATGATAGTTGTGCAAAAGTTGCTGTAATTCATGGTCCTGCTGGTAGCAGTGGTGGGATTCAATTAACAGATATCAGTAGTACAACTCTTCCTGTTGTTTCGGGCGTTGGTGGAGCATTATCTTACAATTCTTCCACAGGTGTTATTTCATACACACCGCCTGATCTTTCTCCATATGCTACACCATCTGATATTCCCCAAAATATTGGAGAACTTCAAGATGTAAGTTCTTCTTCTCCATCCACAGGACAAGTATTGAAGTGGGACGGAAGTCAGTGGGCACCTGGAACTGATCTTACTACCAGTGGCGGTAGTGGTATTACACTATCAGATATTTCTGTTACTACAAATACTGCTGGTACGCCAGCACTATCATATAACAATACAACTGGTGTATTCAGTTATACTCCACCTACATTATTACAAAACATCGTTGATTCTGCACAAGGTGTTGATGTCACTGGTAGGGTTGCTGCCGAGGGTTTGAATCTTAGTACTGGTGGACAAATTAATGCTGCAGGATGTTCAATTGATTTCCAAAGTTCTCTTATTAGTTTCAGTGGTGCAAGTATTAGTGGTTTGAGTGGTGAGATTCGTGACAATGTTGATCTCCATTTGAATCAAACTGATGGAACTAACGTTTTACCGAGTGATGGACAAGTTTTAAGTTGGAATGCAACGGGCGGCGGAGCTGGCACTGGTGATTACGAATGGGTAGATCAAAGTGGTGGATCGACATATTCAAATAGTGATGTAGATTCTCATCTCAATATTTCTAATGCTAGTGCAGGAAAAGTTCTCGCGTGGAATGGTTCGGATTATACTTGGATTAATCAATCTAGTGGTGGTGGTGGAAGTAGTTCAACTGGATTGTTAACTTCACAACCAGCATCAGGATCTGAAGTAATATTTGCTGGCATTCCCGCAAATGCAACAGAAATTACAGTAATGCTTGGTGAAGTTGGACTTACTGATACTTCACAGCATTTACTAGTACAATTAGGAACAGCTTCTGGTTGGATTTCCTCTGGATATTATGCTTCTTCTGAAGCAGAAAATGGGACTTATGATGTTTCTAGCAGTTCTGGATTCCCAATCCATAACAGAAATAGTGTAACCAGTACTGGTAATCGTTTTACTGGTTCGATGATTATCAATCTGCTTCAAACGTCTCCATCTAGGGTGTATACGCAGATTGGACAATTCCATAGATGGTCTAGCCTTTCTGATGGTACAGACGTTGGCAGTTCGTGCCAATCGTTTGGTGATGTGAAATCAATTTCTAGTGAAGCAGAAATAACTAGAGTAAGAGTCCTTGCCAACAATTCAGGTGGATCTCAAACTTTCACAACTGGCATCATCAATATTTCATATAAAACCGCTAGTTCCAGTTCAAGTGGAGGAAATAGTGGTATCGCATTAACAGATCTTTCTGTTACGACTAATTCTCCTGGTACAGCAGGATTATCTTACAACGATTCATCAGGTGTATTCAGTTATACACCTCCACAATTAACTGTATCTTCATTGACTGATGTATCATATAGTGTCATTGATACTGGTAGTGTTTTAACATATAATGGTAGTGGATGGACTGCTCTCGGTGTTCCCCGTGTATTAGGACAATTAAATAATGTTTCTTCTTCAGCACCATCAGATGGTGATGTTCTAACTTGGAATTCATCGTTGTCAACTTGGCAACCTGCTGCGCCAACAACTGGTGGGTCAACTGGATCTGGAACAACACATGATTGGGCAAATGGTGTAGAAGCTTCTGGGTGGGCAGCGAGTGATCTTTCAAATTACATGTTTAATGGTGGTTTGAATACATTTGCAAAAGCAGAAACTTCTGGTACAGATTACTTAGGATGGGATAATAGTGCCAACGGTGCAAATCTTCCTGTACTTAATGGTCCTGTAGAGATTTTTATTAGATATGCAGATGTTGGAAATTACACTTATGAAGTAAACGGTGTATCTGTTACTCCAGATTTAACTGGAGTAGATACAAATGGTGATTGGATTACTCTTACTTCTGGAACTGCTGGTAGTTTTAGAGTTACAGCTCCATCAACTTCAGTTAATGTCTCAATTGCTGCTGTTAAATCAAATGGATTAGTATTAACTCCAACTGCACTATATGGTGGCAGTACTGGAGGTGGTGATACCTTTAATTTAGATGCAAACTTAAACACTCCTAGTGCATCTGCAGGTGAAATTCTCAGTTGGAATGGCACTGATTATGAATGGGTTGCTGATCAAACTGGTTCCAGTGGTATAGCACTGACAGATCTCTCAGTTGTAACTAATTCTGCTGGTACTGCCGCTTTAACGTATAATGATAGTAGTGGTCAGTTCTCTTACACACCACCAGATCTTTCTGGATATTCTACATTCTCTGGATCTTATAACGATCTATCTAATAAACCAACAATTCCAACAGCAACAAGTCAATTAACTAATGACTCTGGATTTATTACATCAGCGCCATCAGTTAATAATATAGATTTACCAGATGCATCTGGATCGTTTGCTAGTGGAGAAGGATATGCAACTTTTGGTGATAGTGACGACCTGCAGATTTATTATGATGGAACGAATGATAGATCTAAAATTACTTCACTCAATAAATTAGATATCAGGGGATCGGAAATCTATCTTTGGGATGGAACAGATACATTTATATCGACGCTTTCAACTGGAGTTAGAATTAACCATACTAATGATCCAGATAATACTCCGCTAAGATTCCTCACGTATGATGGTGGAACTAATCTTTATAGAGATTTAAATGTTAGAGATGCTTCGGGCAATTTTGTCTTTGGTGTTGATACTTCTAACGACGCAACTCTTACTGAAGGAGATGCTTTTGTTACTGGAACTGTAAAAATAGGTGGAAGTGATCCTATTATTGCTGGACGTGGTAATAGTCAAGTTGCATCCAATACCGCTTTTGGTGCATATGCGTTAAATGCTAATACCGCTACTGGAACTGAAAATACTTCTGTTGGATATTATTCCATGTCGAATAATACCAGTGGTAAGCAAAACACTGGTATAGGTGTATCTGCTTTGGGATCAACCACCATAGGAGATGCTAATACTACTCTTGGATATGCAGCTGCATATACAAATGTAGGTGGTAGTAAATTAACTGCAATTGGTGCTTATTCCCAAAGATATGCTGATAGCAGTGATGCAGCAATCGACAAAACTAATGTTTCTGTTGGATTCAATTCATTAAAAGGTAGTGTCAATCCAGCTTCTAATACAGGAAATGACAATACTGCTATTGGTACATATGCTTTACAAGGAACTACTTCTGGTGATGGTAATACAGCATTAGGAACAGGAACTTTATACAATAATACTGAAGCCAATTATAATACTGCTATTGGATATTATTCCCTTTTCAATGCAACTACTGGCGCAAATAATATAGCTGTTGGAAAACAAGCATTATACAATCTTAATACGGGAGAAGGAAATATAGCTATCGGTTTTGAAACTGCTGCTCAAACCACTACTGGACTTGGTAATATAGCGATTGGAAACGATGCCCTTAAAATAAACACGGAGGGTAGTTGGAATATTGCTATTGGATATCAAGCTCTAGAAGGTCAAGGTCAGTTTATATTCCAAAATAATGTTGCAATTGGTACTCAAGCATTACAAACTTGTTTCTCTGATCAAAATGTTGCTGTTGGACCATATGCTCTAGCAAATCTGTCAGGACCGCCAGAAGGGGGTCCTGGATGGAATACTGCCGTAGGTTATGCTGCCAATGGAGGCAGTTCGGGTGTAGGAAATAATACTGCTATTGGTGCATATGCTGGATATTATGGTTGGAATGGAACAGCGCAAACCCAAAATCCCAATCATCAAAATGTTACCAACCTAGGATTCAATTCATCCTGTAGTGGAAGTGATCAAGTCAATCTTGGAGCAACACTTACTACAACTTATGCCTGGGGAGCTGTTCAAAATAGATCAGATGAGAGAGATAAAGCAGATATTCGTGATACAACCTTAGGATTAGATTTTATTAAATCATTGCGTCCTGTTGATTTCCGTTGGGATTATAGAGATGATTACTTTGATTATGATCCAGAAACTAATGAAAGAACTGCTGTAACCAAAGATGGTAGTCGTAAGCGTAATCGTTATCATCATGGTTTGATTGCCCAGGAAGTAAAATCAGCATCTGATTCATTGGGTATTGATTTTGCTGGATATCAAGATCATAAAGTAAATGGTGGTGGGGATGTATTATCAATTGGTTATACTGAGCTCATTGCACCAATCATTAAGGCGATGCAGGAACTGGCAGCAGAAAACGCTCAATTAAAAGCAAGATTAGATGCAGCTGGTCTATGACTTAATAAATAACACGGAAGGAGCACTCTAAACAAATGGCAATTAATTTCCCTTCAACCACGGGACAAGCAACTGATGGAACTTTTACACATACAGTTGGCGGTGTAATTTACAGATGGAATGGAGTTAGTTGGAGTGCTACTTCTAGTAGTAGTAGTGGAGGTGGTGGAGGAGGATCCTCTTATTCAGATAATGCAGTAGATACACACTTAAATACTGCATCTGCTAGTGCTGGCGAAATTTTATCTTGGAATGGCACTGATTATGCATGGGTTACTGATCAATCAGGATCTGGTAGTGGTGGATCTGATCCTCAAGTTTATAATTTGACGGTAGATGTATCAAACTCAGCATATTTTGCGATACTTGGTGAGGATAGATTGGGTGGTGTTAGTGGTAATAATCCAACCATCACTATGAATGAAGGTGATACAGTTAAATTCGCCGTAAATAATCAGGGAACCAATCACACATTTGATATTAGAGTAAGTGATGGTGGTAGTGAGGTTAGTAATCCATCTCCAACTGTAACTAGTTGGTCAGATGGAGATTATGTGTCATGGACACCGACAACATCTGGAGGCGGATCTGCTGGAACATATGTTTATGATTGTGATAACCACGCTGCAATGGGTGGAACAATTTTAGTTCGTGCTAGAAATACTATTAATGAATTTGATACTCTTGATACTGTAACTGGCAGGGGTGCTCAAACTAATAATAAGATCACTTTGGGTGATGCTGGTAACGGCGGCGAATTTGATATTTCTGTTGGAACTGGCAACTACCTCAAAGTTTTTGGTGGAAGTAATGAAGTATATTTCAGAAACGTTGATGGTAATGGTGGCGGTGGAACTATTAATATTCAAGGTCGTAGTGGTGTGGCATTATGGCAAGACACTGGTAATTTAGGTCTCAACGTTGATTCTAATTGCGCTGTACAGCTATACTATCAAACTTCAGAAAAACTATCCACAGTAAGTGATGGCATAACTATAACTGGTAATATTAATGGACATGCAGTGCCAACGTCGGCAACTGCTGCAAGTACATTTGCATTAACAAGTGATATACCTACAGATAACAATCAACTGACTAACGGTGCTGGATATCTAACATCAGTTACTGCATCTGATTTCAACAACGTTTCAATTAATGATCTATCTGATGTAACCGCCTCACTACCTATACAATATCAACTGCTTTCATATAATGGATCTACTTGGGTAAACACATATCCAAGTATTCAACACCTCACTGATGTAAGGTCGGACGCTAATCCACAAAATGGAGATATTTTACAGTGGGTTTCTACAGATAGTCGTTACGAGTATGTAAGTCCATCAACAATAGTTACATCAACTTTAACTGGTACTGGAAATCCTTCTTCAGGAGAACTTTTAAGTTGGAATGGAACTGATTATGAATGGGTTGTTAATGGATCATATGCTGATAGTGATGTAGATGCTCATCTCAATGTCAGTGGAGTTGCTGCTGGTAAAATTTTAAGTTGGAATGGAACTGATTATGCTTGGGTCGATGATCAATCATCCCCATCAACTGGTTCTATTTTTGCCTTCACAACCCATTCAGGAAATGGATCTAATTATGAAATTAGTGGAACTGATCGCCTTACAACATACACTAACGAAGATGATCCTGCAATAACAATTAAAGTAGGAGATACACTTACATTCGATAATAGCAGTTTGGGTGGTGGTCACCCAATGTATATTAGAGTAAGTGCTGGTGGTGCTAGTGTAACAAACCCTGCTGCTATTGGAGAAGGAACGGATAATGTGTCATGGACACCAGGAAGTGCTGGCACATTTTACTACCAATGTGGCATCGTCAGTCATGCAGGTATGATTGGAACAATTACCGTTCAACCTTCAGATACAGAATATGATACTCTAGGAACTGTTACTTCTAGAGGTGCTACCACTACTACTGCACTAACAGTTGGTGGCATTTCTATTGGTGATGATACTGATGGCACTAAATCAAAGAGTATAAAACTAGGTGATGACGATGATCTAACTCTTTATTATGATGGACGTGCAGGTTATGTAACTTCATATATTGAATCTGATGCACTAATTATCAGAACAAAAACCACCCCCAATGAAGATTACATTACATGTCTTGAAGGTGGACCTGTAGAACTTTTTTACGATGGCAGTAAAAAATTAGCAACTAATAATACTGGTGCATCGGTTTTAGGAAATCTTGATGTTTCTGGTTCTATATCTGATGTAATGGGTCCATTAAGACAGTTGGGGAGCAACACTCAGACAGGATCTTATACATTGATTGCTTCTGACGCTGGTAAATATGTATTGAATAACAGCAGTGGAACTACCTATACTATTCCAGCATCAGTATTCTCTTCTGGTGATATGATTACTATTGTCAACCACTCTGCATCTGATGTCGCGATAACACAAGGTACTAGTATGAATTTGTATCTACCATCAGACGGTTCTACTGGAAACAGAACATTATCAGCAAGGGGTATTTGTACAATACTCTACATTGCTCAAGATTCTGCATACATTAGTGGTATGGGGTTAGTCTGATATGATGCAACAAATGTTACTCGGTGGTTCTGGTGAACCGCCAATAGGTTCCTGGGTTCCTAGTCAAGGGGGATATTTTGCAGGAATACTTACAACACAAACAGAATCATTCACTAATTTAGATCCAGCAGGAACTGAGTATTACATATACATTGCAGAAAAATCTGTTTCGCAATCATCAGGTCAATATAAAACCTCAGCATCATGCGATGGAAGTCACACATATCCAGGAGTTACGCTAGCTCCAAATGCATCATATGATGGATATTTCAACACTTATGAAAGTAATGTAGGAACAAGTACTAGTCACCCTGTTTTTCAAACCGTTCAAGCACTATCAATTACTGTAAATGGAACTGTCTTTGATGATTGGTATATTCCAGCTCATCAAGAAGCGGGCATAGTGTATGGAAATTTAGAAAATGCTCCTGGGTGGCAGAGTAGTTCTCAAGCATTTGATACTAGTAGTGCAGGAACTACAAATGGCATTGGAGAACTTTGGACAAGTAGTGGAGATTCTTGCAATAATACTGGTGTTTTAACTTCTGCTGGAAAATGGTTTCCTAACAATGGTATTGTATATGGATACCCTAAAAACGATACTGCTAGTATCAGACCAGTACGTAGAGTTCCATTAGTACCTACTCAGGATGGACCTACAGGTCAAACAGAATATACAAATGCTGGTACTTACAGTTGGACTGCTCCTGCGGGAGTAACATCAGTTTGTGTTGTTTGTGTTGGTGGTGGAGGACATGGATATGATCAGAATGAATCGGGATCTACAGGATCTAATGTCCCTGGCGGTGGCGGAGGATTAGGATGGAAAAATGACATTACAGTAGTTCCTGGTCAATCTTATACAGTAAAAGTAGGTGGCGAAAGTTATGATAACTTAGGAATTCCTGGATCAGCTACACCTGGGGCTGGTGGCGGAACTTCGTATTTTATTGATGACACAACTGTCTATGGTGGTGGCGGTGGTGTTCTCAATTATACTGGTGGTGAATACTTAGGAGATGGTGGTGGTCGTGGCGGTGGCGGCACTTGCTGGGGTGGATGTGGAGCAGGCGGATATTCTGGAAATGGTGGTATTGGTGGATATAGCACTAATGCTGCTGGCAACGGTGCTGGCGGCGGTGGCGGCGGCGGAGGCGGTGCGAACTTCCCTGCTGGCGGTGGCGGTGGTGTAGGAATTTATGGTCAGGGTGCCAATGGTGCTGGTGCGGGAACAACTCAAGGTGGTGGCGGTGGTTCTAATGGAACTAACGGAACTGCAGGAGATGGATCGTATGGCAACAATAGAGGTAATGGTGGTAATTATGGAGGCGGCGGCGGATGTGGAGGTTCAGGAACTCTCGGTAGTGGTGGAATTGGTGGCGGCGGTGCCGTAAGAATTATCTGGGGTCCTAATAGAGGATTCCCCAATTTCAATACAGGTAATCTATAAAATCATGTCTCACGGACTAATGTTGGACCATAAATAATAATGTTATTATGATCAATAATCATGGATCCCGTTACACTTAAATCTGAATTTGAAGGTCAACTCAAAGAAGCTGATGCAAAAATTGCACAAGCAGAAGAGCAACTTGTTAAATTGAGAGAATACAAAACAAAACTAGTTGGTGGTCTAGAAACTCTGGATCTACTTACCAAAGAAGAAACTAAAGAAGAGTGATTCTACCATGGCAGCAATTCCATTAAATCTACTACTGGAGAAAGGAACGGATTTTGATGCCACCTTTAATATCCAGAATGAAGATAATACGACACCTCTTAACTTGACTGGATATACAGCAGAAGCTAAGATGCGTCGTAGTTATTATTCAACAACTTCTACAGATTTTGTAGTTTCTTTTGTTGACAGATATAATGGTATATTAAAAATTACTCTCGATAACTCAGCAACTGCTGCTCTCGATCCAAGACGATATGTTTATGATATCGTTCTAACATCTCCACAAAGTATAAAGACCCGAGTTATTGAAGGGATCATAGAAGTAACACCAGGAGTTGTCTGATGCCTAACTATAATATTTCAGTTAAGTCATCAAACTACAATGTACTTTCTGAACCACAACAGAAGTACAATGTAGGTGTCAACTATGAGATTCCAAGTAAGTATCTACAGTATGGTAACGAGATTCTTAATACCACGAACTGGGTATTTAATGGAGTTGATACACAGTTCCCACTAATCGATCAAGCAGGTGATGCATATACACCTATCAATGATCAACAATTAATTGTTGCAATTAATGGGTTAGTTCAAGTTCCTGGTATTGATTATACAGTAAATGGAACTAATTTGGTATTTACAACACCACCAGTATCTGGAGACACGGTATATGTTGTAGGACTATCTACGACAGCAGACCTGACAAGAACAATTAATTTTGTTGTTGATTCTGGTTCGGCACCAATGTCTTCTGGTATTAAAGGAGAGATGACTCTAGATGTCACTGGAGAAATCCAGTCATGGACAGTCATCGGAGATCAAGATGGTCAGATTCAGTTTGACATCAAGAAAGTCGATTATGCAAACTTTCCAAATTTTGCCTCTATTTGTGGAACAGAAAGACCACAACTAGGAAATCTCGGAACTCAAACACAGGCAAGAAAGAATAACAATACAACAATTTCATCTTGGAATAAATCTCTAAACGCAGGGGATATTCTGCAGTTTGAAGTTGTATACTCTATAAATATACAGAGGTGTGTCGTTTCCATGAAATTGGCACTCTAGTCTTTGTATAAATAACATTATCATAGGAAGCAACCAATCAAGGAGAACATTTAGATGGCACTTCTAGTCACAGACCAGGGGGAAATTGATTCGCTACGTACACTACTTAATGCGACTCATACTATTCCTCGTAATTTAGTTCTAAAACTATACACCAGTAACAATGATCCGTTGGAAGCAGATGTTCCAACAAATAGTGATTATTTTGAGCCATATGATGCTAGTAACGCATCTGGTTATGGCGCGGAACCTGTCACTGGATACCCCGAAGTAAAGAACAATCGTACTGAAGAAGATCAGGATTTCAGTGAGCAGTATGGTATTCTCCTTAATGGTAACCGCTGGACGATTGGTACTACAGTAACCGCTCAAGCAACAGCATCTGCAACTGGTAATTCTGGTGAGTATGGAATTACTGTTGATGACGCTACTGGAATCAAAAAAGGTGACTATGTAACTGGTTCTGGAATTGCAGCAAATACATATGTTGTTGACATTCAAGGTTTGGCTTTAGAACTAAGTCAGCAAAACCAAGCAGCACTATCTAATGATACTCTATCATTTGGTAGAGGTAGAACGACCGCTTCCTATCCTGAACAAGTATTCACTTTCGACGATGCCGCTGGTAGCGTTTATGGATACTACCTATCCCGCGCAAACAACATGCCATACCAACTACAAGGTGTAGTTGATGGTGGTAGTGTTGCTGCTGGTACAACTATTCTTAAAACTGGTTGTAAAGGTGTTATTGGTGCAAAGTACATCAACCTTCTAAATGTAGACGTAACACAAGCTGCTACTGGAACTTCTGGTACATTTGAAATTAGTGTTGCTAGTGCAACTGCAGTTAAAGCAGATCAGAGAGTTACTGGAACTGGTATTGCTGCTGGAACTCGTGTAGTCGGTAAGTCAGGAAATACTGTATATCTAAACAAGGCACTTACTAGTGCTGTCAGCAATGACGTTGTATTTGCAGTAAACGTTGCAGAAGAACTAACCCCTGGTCAACTAGTTTCCAAATTTGTTGATGCTTCAAATGCTGGTCCTGATGCATTCCTAGCAGGAACCACTATTGTTGGTATTGATTACGAAACTGCTCAAGGAGAGATCGGTCCTCGCGTTTATATCAGTCAGGATCTTCAAGATAACATTGGCACTGCTAGTGACAACGATCAGGTAAACTTTGATTTCTCTGTCGTTACTTCAGACCCAGGTGGTTCAGCACTTGACCATAACCTAAATCCTGGTGATGTTATTTACGTAGCACAAGGAACTACCAGCACCATTGCTGCTGCACACTACACTGTATTTGAAGTTCCTTCTTCTTCAACTTTCACGACTACTCCTGCAATGCAAGGAACTGGCGATGCTACTCTTTATAGCAGCATCTTCTTCGCTGAAAGATTTACAAATGGTCCATACGCGATCCAAAACAACGGTGACCAAATTAAGGTAACTCTGAACGTCAGCCTCGACTGATACTATATACTTCAGACCCAATTCTTTAGTTATCTTTTTGTGGGGGTTGCTTTGCAATCCCCTTTTTTAATGGTATCTTATGGCTGCTTATTCCTACAGTACACAAGGAATATTTCCAGTTCTCACTCGTAATACGAGTGACGATCTCGGCAGCTTTACTTATATCTACAATCCCAGTATTGTAGAAGTATTCAGTGAATTGAATTATGGAGGATTATCATTTGATACTACTCCAGTAACTACAACTACAACAGTACAGGTAGATGATTTAAATGCTACCTTATCAAATACTTTCCTGTCAGATACTGGAACAGGAACAGGTACTACTGGTGGATTTAATATTGGTAGACATATTAGATTCAACAGCACAAATAAACCTAGAACGGTAGAGTTCAGTTTACCAAACGATATCAATTCTTCACTAACCTTTGAGGTAATTAGAGGTAGTGATAACAACGGTGGTGAAGATCCAGATACTGTAGCAGAAAGTTTAAACTTAGAGTATTATGATGGAAGTTCATGGACTTCTATTGATACTGTAGTAGCACATAATGACACTACATTCAATACTTTAAAATCTGTAGAAATTACAATTCCTTCTGTAGCGAGAACAGCGGGAACACAATTTAGGTTAATTCAACCAGATCATAGTGGCAATAATTGGGATCACTATGGATTTAAGTCATTATCATATACACATACGACCACCCCAATACTACCATCTAAAGATTATGGTAATATTTTAGATGCTAACGCTACCACAGTAGATCATGGAAGGGTTATCTACGTAACTACAGTAGAACCATTTGGATTTAATAAAGTACTGAATGCTGCTTCCTGGAAAGCAACTAACAGTTACGAAGGCACTGGAACAGCATTTAGTTTTAGTAATAGAACTAACGCAGCGGTATACTCAGAACTTATTGACGGTAAGATCAAAATTTCTGGATCTAGTCATACTGTATTCTCTCCAACCCCAGTTGTTGGGGGGAATACTTTCCTTGGCGACGGTGCTCAAATTGGATTTGCTCTTGGATTCTCTGGTTCAGGATCACTATTCTCAATATCAAATACAGAAGAATCGAAGAGATATGATTACATCTCTTCTTCTGGAACTATTTTTATTACTGGCATTGTACAAGAAGAATATGCCAGAGCTTATAGTGTATCAGGAACATTATTTGAATTTGACAACGCAAGAATACTCTCTACAAATTCTTACGTTGGATCTGGTACGATTAAACTAAGAAGCAATAACGAAGAAAGAATTGCGGAATCTTACAACAATTATGATATTGTTGTATTCCGTGAATTTAATTATGGATTTATTGGTGGTTGTGAAACTTCAGAAGTAATTACTGGTTCTCTATCTGGTTCTTCTACTGCTTGTGAAGCACAGATCGAACTTGGTACTACTGCATCAATAAGTCAAGAGTATACTGTATCTCTTGGACCAAATCAACCAAGCACTATTGTTGATCTTGGACATATTGCTATTGCTGCAAGTCCTCAACATGACTATGGTCATATTCATGTAAGTAGTGATCTCACACCATTTGGTCTATTTGATATTGATCCAACTGTTGGTGCAGCAGATAAATTCCTACCAACATGGACAAGTAGAGGATACATCAGTAAGCTCACAGGTGTTGCTGGAGTTCCACTTGATGTCAGTGTTCCTGGTTCTGGTACTATCAAGAGCATTGGTGGTGAAGCGATTACCAACTTCAGCTTGTTACAACCTGGAGATGGTTTATTTGACTTCATTGGATCTGTTGACGTTATCGTCACCCAAGGATTCCATGGATCTGGATCTCTGCCAACAATTGATGGAGCATCAGAGGTTGTTGCATTCAACCCAGACGAAAAACAAATTCTATTCTCCACAACTGGAGAAGCAAATATTGCATTCAAACCCAACTGGATTGGTAGTGGTATTCTCTTCACATTACAAACTGCAGTTGAAAGAGTTGTATATGAATGGGTTGGTTCTGGAACTCTATTTGGATTTAATAATACAGAAGAGTCGAGAGTATATGTATATGACTGTTCCTCCATAGTCGAATTTGAGGATATTGACTATCAGTTCATCGTAGATTCTAGTATACCTCTAGCATGTGAAGAAGTTGATGGTACTATTTCTGCCAACACAACAGCATCATCTGCATGTACTAAGGTAACAAATGTCCTGAGAATTGATCCTGGATTTGCGTATACATCTCCATCGGCATTAACAGTTCCAACTGACTTTGAAGATTACGGTTTAGTATCTCTTGCTGCTGCTCCCAGAAGAGATTACGGTAACATTCTTGATAGCAACCGTCAAGGATTGCCTGGATGTATCTATGGTGAAATTGAAATTTCTGGAGAATCGCAAAACAGCTTTACTCCAAACTTCAATGGATCTGGATACATCACAAAACTCAGTGGCGAAGCAAGAGTTCCACTCGATGTATCTGTATTTGGCGAAGGTGGATTTGGTCCAGTTACTGGATTTACAATTCCAAACTTCAGTATTCTACATCCAGCAGACGGAGAACTTGGAAGATTCTTTGGCGAAGGGAACATCGGAATTGTTGTTGGAATTACTGGAGAAGGATCTCTATCAACAATTGGTGGAGCATCAGAGATTGTTGCATTCAATCCAGACGAGAAGCAAATACTCTTCTCGTTCACTGGAGAGTCGTCAAACAATATCACAAACAATCATACTGGAGAAGGTTCTCTCTTCACACTACAAACTGCAGTTGAAAGAGTTGTATATGAATGGGTTGGTTCTGGAACTCTATTTGGATTTAATAATACAGAAGAAGCAAGAGTATATGTATACGATTGTACCAGTATTGTTGAGTTTGAAACTCCAGATTATGGATTTGTTGAAAGATCTCTACTTACAGAAACAGTTTCTGGAGACATTTCTGGATCAACATCTGCTTCAACAGTCAGAGTTGATGAGAATGGGTCAGCAAGAATTATTTCTGGTCAGAGTTACAGATCTGCTCTCAACTCTGATATCGCTACAGAATTTGCTGAATATGGATACATCACAGATGCTGCAAACGCTCTAATTGATTATGGTCATATTCTTGACACTCCACGTCAAGGATTGCCTGGATGTATCTATGGTGAAATTGAAATTAGTGGTGCAGCAACTTCCAAGTTGCAACCCACATATATTGCCGAAGGTTTCATCAGCAAACTTACTGGCGAAGCAACTGTTCCTCTCGATGTTGCTATTCCAATCTTTGGAACTATTGGAACATTACGTGGAGACAGCGTTCCAAACTTCAGTTTGCTCCATCCTGGAGATGGACAAATCAAAGTTCAAGGAACTCTCATCAATATCAATTTCACTCTTGGGTTCCATGGATCTGGAACTCTACCAACACTTGGTGGAGCATCAGAGATTGTCGCATTCAATCCAGACGAGAAGCAAATACTCTTCTCGTTTACTGGAGAAAGAAAAGATACTCTCGCAAAAGCATGGACAGGAAGTGGAAATCTATTCACTATTCAAACTGCCGTTGAGCGTAGAGTATATGACTACGTTGGTTCTGGTACTCTGTTTGGATTTGATAGCAAGGAAGAAGCAAGAGTATATTCATACAACTGTAGTTCTATCGCTGAACTTGAGACACCAGATTATGGTTTCGTACAATCTTGTTCTGTACTACAATCTATCAGCGGAATTGTTTCTGGTCAAGCAGTTGGTTGTACATCCAGAGTTGATCTAGGTTCTACAGCATCTATTGACGGATCTTATCAAATAGATCTTCCTGATCATATTGCATCTGAATTCTCTGATTATGGTCTAATCATTGATCGCGAGAATGCAGTTCTTGATTACGGTCATATCTTCGATACTCCACGTCAAGGTCTACCTGGATGTATTTACGGAACTATCGAAATTCGTGGTGCTGCTGTTGATACCTTCGATCCAGCAAATGTTGGTAAAGGTACTATCTTTGTTGATGGCAATGTATCCATCAACTTCTCTCTATCGCATATTGGTTCTGGTTCTCTATCAACACTATCTGGTGCTGCAGAATCTATTGCAATTGCAGAAGAATCCACAGACCTATTCGATATACATGGAGATGGCGGCATTGTCATTTCTCTCGGATTTATCGGAAGTGGAAACCTTTCCACAATTGGTGGTGCTGCGGAAGTTGTTACATTCAATCCTCCAGAAGATGTACCAACCATCAAACTTGGTGGAACCTCGGGAGACCCAGGAATTCGTCTTTCTCATACTGGAGAAGGAAATCTATTCACCATTAATGGTGGAGATATTAGAGTTCAATATTCTTATGCTGGTTCTGGACGACTCTTCGGATTCAACAGCAAGGAAGAAGCAAGAACGTATGTATACAATGGCGGAATTTGTGTTGATATTCCAGATTATGATTATGGATTCCTACGTGGCGAATGTCTCACAATTGAAAGTATACAGGGAGTTGTTAATGGAACTACTTCCTCGTGTATTGCTAAGGTTGATCCTGGAAATGTCGCTTCTATTGATAGCACATACAGAATTGAACTTAATGACGGAACTGCCGATACATTCTACGATTATGATCTAACGTCAGAACCACCAGATGGTCTGCATGATTACGGTCATATTCTTGGCGAAACTGGTGTTCTATGTCCTGCGTATCTATTCAAGATTCGCAGAGGTGCGCTATCTGACTTCGAGACATTTGACTGGCAGGTATCCTGGGTTGGAAGAGGAAGTACTTCTATTCTTGGAGAATCTGAGAATTCATATACACCAAATCACCATGGTTCTGGTTCTATTCCAGTTATTTCTGGTGCAGCAGAATCTCTTACCGCAAATCCTGTCGAAAGGCAGATGCTATTCTCCTTTACTGGAGAACTCGCAGAATCGTTTACTCCAGCACCAGAGATTGGATCTGGAAATCTATTCACATTCGACAATCTTGTTGAACGTATATCTAATGATTACGTTGGTTCTGGAACGTTCATTCTCTCTGGAGAATCTGCAAATGCATTTGTACCAAACCACATTGGTTCTGGTTCATTCAGAAAACTATCTGGTGCTGCAGAATCTATCACTGCCAATCCCGTCGAAAGGCAGATGCTATTCTCCTTTACTGGAGAACTACAAGAAGCGTTTGTTGCAAATCCACCAGAAGAAGGGACAGAGATCAAACTTTCTGGAACTACAGAACCAGAAATTCTCACATTCGCAGAGCAACCAGAAATTCGTATTGCAATTTCTGGCGTTGCAGATATTCGCTTCAGACCCCATATTATTGGTTCTGGTACACTCAGAAAATTTGCTGGTGCAGCAGAATCTCTTACTGTCAATCCAGAAGAGAAGCAACTTCTATTCTCCTTTACATCTGGAATTACAAGCGAGAAACATACAGAAGTATATGTTGGCGTCGATACTCCAATCAAACTTCGCAGAGGTGCGCTGTCCGACTTCGAGACATTTGACTGGCAACCTTCTTGGGTATCAAGAGGTGGTCTCGATGTTACTGGTACTGTACAAGATAAGTTTGTTCCTAACAACGTTGGATTTGGTAATATCTTTGCTATCAGTGGATCTGCTGAAGCAGTTACCTTCAACCCAGACGAGAAGCAAATGCTCTTCTCGTTCACTGGAACAAGAAGCAACGAAAGTACAACAACCATTGCACAAACCGAAGGTGGATCACTATTCGGTATTGGTGGTGCAGTAGAGGTTGTTGCTGTTGCACCAGAATCTGAAGGTCTCTTCAAAGTTTCTGGTGTTGCAACAGAGAGTTTCAGACCACATTATGTTGGTTCTGGTTCATTCAGAAAACTATCTGGTGCTGCAGAATCCTTTACTGTCAACCCAGACGAAAGACAACTTCTATTCTCGTTTACTGGAACTCTTGTCGAGTCCTTCAGCATCGCTGAAACGAAACAGATTGAAGTTGATATCGATGGAATTGGATCCTTTACGAGAGCATTTGCATATCAAGGATTTGGAACTGTCAGAATTTCTGGTATTTCTGATAACAAATTCGTTGTTAACAACGTTGGATTTGGCAATATTTTCAACCTTGGTGGTTCTGCAGAAGCAGTTACCTTCAATCCAGACGAGAAGCAATTGCTCTTCTCGTTTGTTGGAGAAAGAATTACAGAGAAGAGAACTTCCAGCGAAGTCAGTCAGGGTGGAACAATTGTTCTATCTGGAACTTCGGGCGATCCTCTCCTCACATTTGCAGAGCAACCAGAAGTACAGATTGCAGTATCTGGAATTGCTGGAATCAAAGCATCACTACGCCATATTGGTTCTGGTTCACTATTTGCATTCTCTGGTGCTGCAGAATCTCTTACATTCACACCACCAACAGATCAACCACTATTCTCTGTTCGTGGAAAATCAACCAACAAATACGTTGCGAATTATGTTGGTTCTGGTTCATTCAGAAAACTATCTGGTGCTGCAGAGGCAGTTACCTTCAATCCAGAAGAGAAGCAGATGCTCTTCTCGTTCATTGGAACGAGAGATTCGGAAAAAGTTACCGCAAGAGAAATCAGTCAAGGCGGAACAATCAAACTCTCTGGAGATTCTTCAATACGTGTTGCACTTTCCCACAACGGAGAAGGAAGCATTCTTGTTACTGGAGATGCACATACTACCAGAGCAAGAGATTTCATCGGAACTGGATTTATTCCAGTACTCAGTGGATCTGCGGAAGCAGTTACCTTCAATCCAGACGAGAAGCAAATGCTCTTCTCGTTTGTTGGAGAAAGAATTGCAGAAAAGATTACTGCAAACGAACTCGGAACACCTGGCGAGTTCACACTACAAGGAACTTCAGGCGATCCTCTCCTCACGTTCTCCGAACAACCACTTGGTGAAATTTATGTTGATGGTGTTGGTGCTGTCCTTAGAACTCAGGCGTTCGCAGGATCTGGAGTTCTATTCGGATTTGATAACGGAGATGAAGCATATGCACGTGCTCCATATCAGACATCTGGAACTATCAAGGTTGCAGGTAATGCATTCGTACAAGTACAACTATTTGAACCACCTCGCGTGTTTGTTTGGATAATCTAATTAGATAAATACTTTTGAGAAAAAGTGTGCGCTAATAATGACCACTCAGGTACAATTTAGAAAAGGCACAACTCCCGAGCACGCCCAATTTACTGGGGCGCTTGCTGAAATTACAGTTGATACTAGCAAAAAGACAGCTGTTATACATGATGGACAAGATCGTGGTGGTTTTGAACTACAACGTGCTAGATGGGAAGTTGTAAATACAAGCGGTAGTTTATCATGTGGGTTGCGATGGTTAATTGATACTTCCGCATCTGCTCTATCATTGCAAATGCCATATGAATCAAATGGAGCAGTTCCACATGTTGGTGATATGCTGGAGGTAGTTGATTTCAAAGCAACCTGGGCTATAAATAATGTTACGTTAACAACTACTGGCGGACAACTGTTCTTGAACAAATTTGGGAACACTGATTCCACATTTGTTTTGGATGTGGCTGGTCTATATGTTCAGTTTATCTGGGACGGAACTTACTGGAGGATCATGGCATGAGTTTATACCTCAGCGCAAGCACGGCAACCCAAGAACAAGCGGTTGCTAATTCAAACGACTTTACCGTACACGCTCTGAGAAGAGATAAAGACGGTATGCTTCGTTATACAGTGGCAAGATCCACAGAAGATGAAGTATTTGATTTCCACAGAACTGATGGTGAAGAATATAAGGATTTTCTCCAAGGAGAAGAATATATTGATGCTACTCCAAATGTAGCAAGACAATATTTCAATGATCCTGATGATAAATATCAACAGTTCAGGTTTGATTTCAGACGCTTGACATATTTTATTGATGATGATGGTTACTTAGTCGCAAGGCTAAATAAAGAATATGATCATACTACTCAAGGACCTAAGTAAGGATTTAAAAAATGGCAGATTTTAGACTCGGCAGACTGAAGTTTAAGTGGCGCGGTGATTGGGCAGCGTCATATGCATACGTTATTGACGATATTGTCAAGTACGGTGCAAATGCATACGTCTGTACCACCAATCATACCTCTTCAGCATCAGAGACATCGTTCTACTCTGCTGACTTGGCGAACTGGGATCTCCATACGGAAGGTCTTAGAACTCGCGGAGATTATCAAACCACTGGAGTTTGGTATGCTCTGAATGATATTGTCAAGTATGGCAATACCGTATATCGTTGTACAACTGCACATACTGGTCCTGCCACTTTTGATTTTACTAAGTGGGCAGTTTATTCTGAGGGTCTAAACTTTGAAAGTACCTGGGATTCGGCAACCGTTTATCAGAAGGGAGACATTGTAACCTTCGGTGGTTACACTTATATTGCCCAGCAAAATTCAACAAACATTGCTCCCAATACAGACGAAGCGTATTGGAAAGTTCTTACTACAGGTTTCTCCCCACAGGGTGATTACAATCCTGCTGAGATATATGAACCTGGCAACCTTGTTAAGTATGGCGGTAATTCTTATTCCTGTAAGGTTACCACATCAACCGAAAATTATGCTGTAACATCAACTTCTGGCGATGGATCAACAGCAACTGTTGTTTTTGCCACTACACAACCAGCGGCACCATTTGGTATCGGTGATGAAGTAACTATCTCTGGTTCTTCACAAGCTGGATATGATGGAACTTATAGAGTTCTAACCTGCACAACAACAGGGTTTACTTATGCAAACACAACAACACTAGCATCTACAGGTGGAAGTGTAGCATATGTCCCCGTACCTTCAAACACCAGATTCTGGGATCTTGTTATCGAAGGTCTAAACTTCACTGGTGCTTGGACAAATTCAACTGTTTATCAACTAGGTGATGTTGTTAACAGAAATGGTAACTCCTACGTTTGTATCACTCTCAACACAACAGGAGCAGCAACTGCACCTGAATTAGATACTAACGCAAATTACTGGAACTACCTATCACAGGGTGGTGACGCTGCTCAGGTTCTACAAGAAACTGGTGACCTTATTTACCAATCTGCTTCTGGTATTAACAGAATTCCTCTTCCTGCAAACGTTGCAACTGCAACTGCAGCAGAAATTCGTGAAGCAAGTGGTAAAGTTCTAACTGTTGGTGGTACGCCAATCCTACCAAGATGGGAATCAAATAACACAACCAATCAAGTTTATTATGTTGCGAAAGAAGGTTCTGATGCCAACAGTGGCAGAAGCATCTCTAGAGCATTTGCAAGTTTAAGACATGCATGTGATTACATTGGTGCTTTGACAGGTGGTAATGCACCATCCTTGACTAACCCAATCACTATTTACGTTAAGGCAGGTGTTTACGAAGAAACACTACCTATCGTTGTCCCATCACACGTTTCGATTGTTGGTGATAACCTAAGAAACAGCATCATCAAACCAAAATCTGGTTTTAACTCAGATACACAAACATTAATTCTTGCTACTGGTATTAATCACTTCCAGTATGGTGATACTGTTTCAAACAAAACTGAGACAAAAACCTGTAAGATTCTTGAGTATAATTCGACTACAAGAACTGTAACGATTGAACAACTTACTGGTGGAGCTTGGTCTTCCGCAGATAAGTTTACTAACACTGAATCACATCAATCAGCAGATGCTAGAAACCTTCTGCTCGCTAACAAGTCGTTCCTTGCAAATAATGCATACTTAGCACTTATTGGAACTGGTGTTTCTCCTTCTGAAACTCAAACTGATATTTTAGCAAGAGCAGAATCCTTTGTTGAAAAACTAGCGTTTAACACCAGAGCTGGTGGTAACGATAAAGTACATGCTTTCACTCTTTCTATTGTCAACGGTGACAATTTTACTGGTGATGCTGCACAAGATGCTGACCTCATCGAATTCCTTAATAATGATGCTAAGAAAGTTGTCGATAACGAAAATGTAGATGTAGTTTATGGTCACGGTATTGCTCAGGTAAAAGACACTTCTATTACTGATTCGGCAACCAATTGCGCTACTGTTACATCTGCTATTAACACTCTTTGTTTGTTGGCATCTACTAGTTTTGATGCTGGTTCTATGCAAGCAGGAGCAACTGAAGATGCATATCGTGACATCAGTACCGCTGCTGGAATTGTAAACCAAGAAGCAACAATGTTCTTCGTTGGTTCCCACACCATCCTCAAAGATATGGTTTGGGAGGGCATGTCTGGATTCCAACCATATGCAACTGATGATAAGGATGTTGATCATGCAACGCTTAAGGGTGTATATCTACGTCTAGATCCAAATTCCCCAATCACCAAGTCACCATATATTCAGAACTGTGCTGCTATTGGCGGTGCTGCTGTAGGTGTTGTACTTGATGGTGGAACTCACGAAAGATATGACAATACCTCGACTAGATCTAACAAGTCGATGGTGTTTGACTCCTACACTCAGATCCTCGATGGTGGTGTTGGTTTCTACGTAACTAGAGGTGCTGCTTCCGAGATTGTTTCTTGCTTTACCTACTACTGCCATATTTCTTATACCTCTACAAGAGGTGGTAGAATTCGTGCTGTTTCTGGTAACTCTTCTTATGGTAAGTACGGTTGTATTGCTAGAGGATTTGACGCTAATGAAGTTACCACTGATGGTAAGGTCAAGGGTCTTCGTTTAGAATTTAACCCATCTGCAGCTAAAGACGGTGGATACACTCCTGGTGAGAGAATCGTCGGTGGTACTTCTGGTGCAGTTGGTGAATTGGTCAGCGATCAATCTCCTTCTAACTACCTCTATTACTTCCCAGTCAAAGGAACCTTTGTACAGGGTGAGACAGTTACTGGACAACTTTCATCCGCATATGTAACTCTCGTTAATAACACTGATGCAGTTACTGGACAGAAAGGTTTCGTACTTACTGTTGTTGATCTCGCTTCTGGTCCCGACCAGGGTGGTTCTGTCGAGATGCAGGACAATGGAGTCAATGATGACTCTGGTTCATACGTTATCTCCAACTCCAGTTACACTGCTCCAGATGGCAGAGGTTCTCTAACTGTAACAAGAGCAGCTCTTGGATCAACCGCTGCAGCACATGATGGTACAACTGGAATTGCACACTATAAGGAAAACGTTAACGGCGAAACCACTACCCTAACTGGTGCTATTAACTCAACCTCAACAGGTACTGAGCAAGCACCATACATCATGGGTGTTGACAGTGTTGCTGGAATGGTTGCAACTGGATACGTTGTTGTTGGTGCTGAACTTTTCAAAGTTGTCTCTATCTCTGGAGCACAACAAATCGAAGTTGCTAGAGCACAAGATGGTACTGTTGCACAGGCACACAGTCAGGGTGATGTAGTAACAATCTTCCAACCAAAAATTGCAGCAAACGATGCTTCTGCTGATGAGTTGATTGAAGATACTGATGCAGTACAAACTGATCTTCGTGTTGCAAAAGCAAATATCAGTTTTGAAGCAAATGACTACATCAAGATTGATAACGAATTCTTCCTTATCTCTGCAGTAACTCCAGACACAACTGGTATTACTACGCTGCTATTCTCTGATGAGAAAGTAATTGCTGCTGGTAATGGTCAGGACTTCAAGATTCGCTATCGCTATTCACAGGTTCGCCTAACTGCACACGACTTCCTAGATATCGGTACTGGAAGCAAGGCAAATACAAACTGGCCTGGTCTACCACTTTCACCAAACGTTCCTTCTCAGGAAACCGATGAATCCCGCCCTGGTCGTGTTTACTACGTATCCACGGACCAAGATGGTAACTTCGCAGTTGGTAAGTACTTCCGAGTTGAACAGGCAACTGGTAAGGCAACCCTAGACGCTTCCGCGTTTGACTTGTCTGGTCTATCAAGTTTGAGACTTGGTTCTATCGGTGCTCAGTTGGGTGCTGCTATTAACGAGTTCTCGACTGACGGCACGATGGCGCAGAACAGTAACGAGAAAGTTCCTACTCAGGCAGCAGTCGTTACTTATGTCAGCAACCTAAGTGGTGTTGATTCTGACTTCCTTATCGGTGGTAACCTCACTGTTAAGGGAACTACAACAACTGTTGCTTCAGTTACTGTTACTTCTAAAGATCGTAACATTGAACTTGGTACTGTTGCTTCTGGAACCTTTACTGGTGATATCGCTGCTGGTTCAACTGACATTACAAACGTCAGTGACACTACCAACATTGCACCAGGAGTTAATATTAGTTTGACTGGTGGTGGTGGAACCGTCACTATGTCTGGAACATATACAGTAGCATCCATCAGTGGAACTACTGTAACATTGAGTGCTATCTTCCAGGGATCTGGAAGTGCAACTGGTGCAAGTTTCAGTGCAGGTGGTGCAACAGATGTTACCGCTGACGGTGGTGGTTTGACACTGAAAGCTGCGGCAGATAAGACCATCTCTTGGGATGCATCTACTGATGCTTGGGTACTTAACGTTGATGTCAATCTACCTTCAGGTAAGGGTTATCACATTGATGGAACAAGCGTTCTAAGTGCTACAACTGTCCTCGGCAAATCTATTGCTACTGACTTTGGCACAGTTGATAATTCATCCCTCCCAACAACTCTAGCAGTAGAAAATCGCATCAAGAGTGCGGTGACTGCTGTTGGGTTCTACATGGGTGCCCTTTGATATGACTGCAATACTTGGGCATTAAACTGCCCAAGTATTATAAATAATGACAAACAGAGTTTTCGTCTAATTTCTTAAAACGGAGAAAAAACCAATGGCTTCAGGAGTATACGGTAAGGCAGATTTAGCTGCTACAACATGGACAGAAATTGCTGCTGCGCCTACTTCGGGCGTAAAGGTAACCAGCGTTAGTATCTGCAATAGAACTGCTGCTGAAATCACTGTCCGTTTGGCAATCGCTGCAGATTCATCTAGCGTCGTCGATAGTGATTATATTGAATATGATACCAAAATCCCAGCAAACGGCGTTCTAGAAAGATCGGGCATTGTTCTCAGTGCTAGTAACGGTTTAATGGCATACGCTAGTGATACTGGCATCAGTGCTATTGCCTATGGCGTTGATGGTTGATAATTGTTCTTTTAAATCACTTAGGAAGTAAAACAAATGGCAAGATTTATTACACAAACAGGAGGAAGTGGGGGCGCTGCTGGCGATCCATACGGTCCTTATAATAGGGTTGATATGTATAAGGACAATGGTTCTTATACATGGAATCCAGATAACTTAGACACGACAGTTCCAGTTAGAGTTTACGTCTGGGGTGCTGGTGGTGCTGGTGGTTCTTCATCATACGCATATGGCGGTGGTGGCGGTGGTCTAGCAATTAAAGAAATTGCAGCAGCATCCGCAAACGGAACTTCTATCACGGTTGCTGACAGAGGAACTAACATGAGCAACCGAGCATCCACTTCATCGTTCGGTTCTCACTGCAGTGCTCACGGTGGATGGGGTGGAAACACTACTGGCAGTGGATCTGCTGGTTCCAACAACTACAGCGGCAACATTGGCGAAGGTGGTTGGGGTATCGGTGGAGACATCAACCTAAAAGGTGGTAATGGTGGATCTGGTGGTTACAACAGTGGTTCTGGATATGGTGGCGGCGGTGGTTCCGCTCCTGGTCCTGGTTTTAGTATGGCTGGTCCTGTCCCACTAAAAGCAGGATTCTTCCGTAATGGATATAGAGGTGGTAACTGCACTTCCCATGGATCTGGTGGTGGCGGCGGTATCGGCGGTGAAGGCGGATACGGTCAACCATACTGTGGTGGCGGTGGCGGTGGTTCCGCTGGTCCTGGTGAACCACGTACTAATATGAGCCAATCAATGGTTGGTGGTTGTGGTGGTCCTGGTACTCTAGGTGCTGGTGGATCAGGTGCCAACTCACGTATGACATATTCATCCTATGGTGGTGCAATGTCAGATAACGCAGAATCTGGTCAGGGCACTGCTATCATCGAACCAAATCGTCTCGTCTTTGGCGGCGGCGGCGGTGGCGGCGGCAGCATTATGGCAACATACTCTTCTTGGTACGTTCCTGTTGGAACTCCTGGTTGTGGTGGTCCTGGCGCTGGCGGCGGTGGAATGGGTAACTACTCAGGTTCTACTGGTGCTTACGTACCTTCTGGTCCTGGCGGAATGCTAGGCGGTGGCGGTGGTGCTTCTGCATATATGATGGGCGGCTTCGGCGGTAACGCTGGTGGAGGCGGCGGATCAGGGTATCAATACCATGGTTACGGCGGCGAAGGATTAGTTATTATTCAATACAAAGTTACCGAATAAGGAGTAAATTAAAATGGCAAAAGCAATTATTCAAAATGATAGAGTCGTAGAGGTCTGCGACGATCCAGTGGGAAAGTATCACCCAGATGTTCTAGCTGAGTTTGTAGATGTTCCTGACGGAACTAAGCAAGGTCAAAAATCTGATGGTGCTGGTGGATTTGAGGATGATCCTCATAATTTCCATCCAGAACTAGAAGAAACCGAACCTGAAGCTCAAATTGTTAGTTACATGCTTTTCATCAGAGGATTAACTTCTGCTGAGCGTGTAGCAACAAAAGGATCTACAGATGTAGATGTTGTTGACGGTCTAGAACAATTGAGAGATTTTGGTTTCCTAGCAAAATCTGCAGAACTACTAGGACTTCTAGCAAAACTAGAAGAACTAGGAATTCTAACTTCAGCAAGAAAAACTGAACTAGGAGAAACATTAGGAGTTCCTCCCCAGGAATGATATATCAGTGATTTAAAAGAACGATTTATAAATACCCCTAGGACACTAGGGGTATTTTTTTATGGCTCAACCTGCAAGTAGGACTGAGCTAAGGGACTATTGTCTTAGACAGTTAGGGTTCCCAGTTCTAGAAATTAATGTTGATGACGATCAAATTGATGATGCAATAGATGATGCACTTCAATATTATCGTGAGCGTCACTATGATGGTGTTGAGCGCATGTATCTCAAACATCTGTTTACTGCTGCAGATGAAACAAAGTTCGATACTTCAGATACAGTAACAACAATCAACGGAACTGATTGGGAAGAAAGAAATAGATACATTGAAATTCCACCCCACGTAATGGGAATTTCTAGGGTTTTCGGACTTGCAAGTAATGCAATTAGAAATAATTTATTTGGTATTGAATATCAAATTTTTCTGAATGATCTATATGCTGTCGGTTCTCTTGATATGCTTAACTACTTTATGGTTAAGCAATGGATGGAAACTATTGATATGGTTTTAAATAATGGTTCTTTTGTTGAGTTTAGATTTAATCAACGTCAAGATAGATTGTATCTAGATGTGGGTAAAGATATGCTTGATGAAGATGTATATGTAATCATAGATTGTCACAGAGCACTAGACCCAGATACTTTTACGCAAGTTTATAATGATCCATTTGTGAAGAAGTATACAACTGCATTGATCAAGCGTCAGTGGGGACAGAACTTAATTAAGTTTAATGGCATCCAACTTCCTGGTGGTGTCAGTATGA